CAGCCGGAACAGCCGGAACAGCCGGAACAGCCGGAACAGCCGGAACAGCCGGAACAGCCGGAACAGCCGGAACAGCCGGAAACCGTGCCAGAGAAGAAGGCTAAAAAATAATGTTAAAACTTGAAGTGGTTAAAGAGCACTGTCGCATTGAGCCTGATTTTACCGATGACGACTCAATATTGACCCTCTACATCGGAGCTGCTTCTCGTTACGTCGAAACATGGACTCGTCGCAAAATGTATGAGTCCGAAACCAGCGAGGGGTATGCAGATGATCCTGATTCAATTCTCCCTGGCGATGATGTGAAAGCAGCGATGCTTCTGCTTATCGGTCACTGGTACGAAAACCGTGAAACGGTCTCTGTCGGTCAGGCTGCTACAGATATTCCGTTTACTGTCGAGGCACTTCTCCAGCCTTACAAAATTTATGGTATTTAAGCGGGGGAATTATGCAGGCAGGACGATTACGGCACCGGGTCACCATCCAAAATTTCACCACCACCAGAACGCCTTCAGGCCAGCCAGTTGAAAATTGGGAAGATGGGAAAACCATCTGGGCCGAGGTTAAGGGGATAAGCGGTCGGGAGCTGTTAGCCGCTGGCGCAGAGCATGCCGATGCGACAATCCGAGTCTGGGTGCGTTTTCGCAGGGATATTTCAGCCTCATCCCGATTGAAGGTCCGTACTGGTCCGTTTAAAGGCGCAGTTCTTAACGTTACCGGGCCTCCGGTTCCGGATATAAAAGGTACCCGGCTGGAAATTCTCTGCAAACAGGGGACCGAAAAATGATTGATGTGAATCTGGATTTTTCCGGGTTGCAGGATATTGCCCGCGATCTGCAAACGCTCAGCAAGGCCGAAAATAATAAAGTTCTCCGGGAGTCGACCCGTGCTGGTGCCGAATTGCTCCGCGAGGAGGTGATTGATCGCGCTCCTGAGAAATCCGGAAAACTGAAGAAAAACGTTGTTGTCGTCACCCAGAAAAGTCGCCGTCGCGGTGAAATTTCATCTGGGGTGCATATTCGTGGCGTTAACCCGCGAACGGGGAACAGCGACAATACAATGAAGGCCAGCAACAAGCGGAATGCGTTTTACTGGCGCTTCGTGGAGTTGGGAACATCTACAGCGCCTGCACATCCGTTTGTTCGCCCAGCTTTTGATACCCGCATGGAAGAAGCTACGCAGGTGGCGATGCAGCGGATGAATCAGGCTATCGATGAGGTGTTATCAAAATGACAGAGGATGATCTCTATGACCTGCTGTCAACGCTGGCAGACGGGCGGGTTTATCCGTATGTGGTGCCGCTAGGCAGCGACGGACTTCCTGCAGTTTCCACTCCCTATGTCATTTTCTCGATACCGACTGATGTTGCCGGGGATGTTTTCTGCGGCCAGGCAGAGTCGACACTGCGCATTCAGGTTGATGTATGGGCTGAAACGAATGACGAAGCCAGAGCGTTACGCCTGGACGCCCTGGCTCGCCTGCAGGTTCTTTCACCTGTCGAGGTGACAAAAATTCCTGGCTACGACACGACAACCCATCTTCATCGGGCAACCCTCGAAATAACGGTCATTGCCTGACAAAAACCAATCCAATCCGACCGCCGCTGGCGGTTTTTTCATTTATGGAGGCTGCGATGTCAGCACTATTTGAACGTGTCCAAAAAACGGTAGTAATGATTACCTCTGTGCCGGTCACCTCGGCAGAGCTGGATACCGCAACCTGGTTAAACCTGAGTTGCACTATCAAACAGGCAAGCTTTACCGCTGGTCAGAAAAACGATATTGACGTGACAACGCTCTGTTCGGATGAAACGGAAAATATCAACGGCCTTCCTGCTCCGTCTGAAATGTCACTTTCCGGTAACTTCTACCGCAACCCGGCGCAGGATGCACTTCGTGAAGCATATGATAACGACGGGGTTTATGGGTTTAAGGTTATTTTCCCGTCTGGTAATGGATTCCTGATGCGCGCTGAGGTACGTCAGCACACCTGGGATTCTCAAACCAATGGTGTAGTTGCTGCAACGTTCTCGCTGCGTCTGAAAGGTAAACCCACCAATATTAACGCCCCAGGAGTTCTGTCGTTTGCTACTGACCTTCCGGCGTCCCAAACGGTCGCGGCAGGAAGCGCCCTGACCATGGGCGTGGTCGTCCAGGGCGGTACGGCACCTTATACCTACGCCTGGAAAAAGGGCACATCGACGGTCAGCGGCCAGACCAGCGCAACGTTTACGAAAGCCAGCGCTGTATCCGGTGATGCCGGGGTTTATTCCTGCGTGGTTACTGATGCCGATGGCACTGTGATCACTTCTTCTGATTGCACCGTCACCATCAATTAACGGAGCGCCGGGAGACCGGCGATAAAATTAATGTCAAAACCGAGTCTTAAAGCACTGGCACTGGCACCGATGGCGGGCTTTCGTAAAAAAGAAGTCTCCGTTCCGGAGTGGGATAACGCCAAAGTCATCATTCGTGAGCCATCAGCAGAAGCCTGGATTCGCTGGCAGGGCATTGCCAGCCCGGAACCACCCAAACTACCGGAAGGGCAGGAGCCCCAGGAGGCACCAGAACTGACCCCTTCAGAACGAGCCTTCCGCACGATGCGGGCCGACGTCACGCTTTTCATCGATATTTTGCTGGATACCGACCTGCAGCCCGTCTTTACTGTCGATGACACCGAACAGGTTGAAGCGATCTATGGCCCTGTGCATTCCCGGCTGTTGAAGCAGGCACTTGATCTCATTCGTGACGCGGATGATGCTAAAGCAAAGTAAAAATGCCTGGCATGCAGTTCCTGATGGCGCTGGCGCTCCGGATGGGCCGCACGCTGGGCGAACTGCGACAAACCATGACGGTCGGCGAATTCAGGATGTGGGCTGAATACGATCGTATCAGCCCGATCGGTGATATCCGTGGCGATATTCTCAATGCTCAGCTGGTATCAGCGGTTTACGGGGCGCAGGGCGGTAAAGTCACCATTGAAGAGGCTCAGCTTCAGTGGAGTACAGAAGAAGATGAGGCAAGCGACAGCGGCGATCCATTTGCCGGGTTAGAAGCCGCTTTGCTCGCCGCTTCGGAATAAAATCGAATTATCTCCAGCCTCGCTTCACCGTGGGGCTTTTCTATATCTGCAATTTAAAGCGCATTCGCGTGCGCATCTTCCAGCAAGAGCTTTCCGTAGTGTGAGTCTGAGACAGGGCGGTGGTTATCATCGTTCCGCTCTTGGCTGCCCATGTCTACGCGAACAGGCTCGCACCACAGAAAGGTAAATACGATGAAATATCCAACCGTATCAGTAAACGGCGTTTCAGTTCGTGTTGATGACTATGGACGTTACAGTCTGAATGACCTGCACGCCTCCGCTGTAGGCAGTGGTCAGGCCAAAGAAAATCAGGGACCAAGTCAGTTCCTCCGCTCCAAAAAGGTTAAAGATTTCGTTCAAACATTAGCCAGAATGCAAAAATGCACTCTGGAAGAAAATCAACCAGTTAAGGTTATTAACGGCGGCGTAAACCAAGGTGTATGGGCCCTGGAAATTGTTGCAATACGCTATGCCGCATGGCTCAGTGCTGAGTTTGAGATCCGGGTTTACCAAACCTTTCAGTCTCTTGTTCGACAGGGCTTTGATGCTATGGCCCGCTTAAATAAAATTGACCATGTGATAAACACCGAAACCAAGGAAGTGAGCCAGTGTGCAAGCCGTATGGGCAAATGGGGGGCGGGAGGACGGAAACGCCTACTCTTGGCAGCTCGCACCCGTGTGGTTGATGAGGTTCAAATGTATCTGCCTGGATTTGAGGCGTGACACCCTCAAATCCGTGGTTTTTGAGATAGCTCACTCAGGTGGGCTTTCATCGATACACGGGGACTAACAACAGTGATCCTTTTTAAGGCTTAGAAGCCGCTTTGCTCGCAGCATCAGCTTGAACAAACAATGATAGCTGAAGTTTTACATAACCAATGGTAGGATTTACCCATATCCTTACCAATAGGGGCGCTGTGTGAAAAAATTAATAGTTTTGGCATTATCCATTTTATTTCTGGCAGGATGTAAACCCAGCGACGAAAAAGCAATAGATATTGCCAAAAAGGAAGTTGCTGCTGACATGAAAGATCCAGATAGTGCAAAGTTTCGCTATCTAAGGTTTGTAAAAGCAGGTGAAAAAGATGGACTGGTTGCCGGATTTGTTTGTGGTGAAATAAATTCAAAAAATAGTTTCGGAGCCTATGCTGGTTATTCAAAGTTTCAGCTGGCATTAACAATGAAATCGAAAGGTTTTTTCTCTAAAGGCGTAAACTATACCATTGATGATAAGAAGATATACAAGGCCCTCATTGGGTCTGATTTGGATTTGTATTATAAGGTATGCGGTCAGGATGAATGATTGATTAAACTAACAAATTAGATTAAGAGCCTCGCGTAAGCGGGGCTTTTTTTTTAGAGGAATAGCAATGGCAACCCTTCGCGAATTAATTATAAAAGTTTCAGCTAATTCTCAGTCCTTTCAGACCGAGATCGCTCGCGCATCTCGCATGGGGGCCGATTATTATAAGACAATGCAACGGGGTGGGCGGCAGGCGGCTGTTTCCGCACGCGAGACAAGACAGGCGCTAGCCGAAGTATCTGCACAATTATCAGAAACTAAAAGTGCAGCTATGGGTATGGCTGGTGCGTTTGCCGGAGTTTTTGCGACCGGGCACCTTATCGCTCTTGCTGATGAGTGGAGTTCTGTGAATGCACGTCTAAAACAGGCGTCAACATCAACCGATGATTTCTCCAATTCCCAACGATTACTTATGGATATCAGCCAGAAAACAGGGACAGCGTTCAGTGATAACGCAGGTTTATTTTCTCGTTCGGCAGCATCCATGCGTGAGTTTGGCTATTCCTCTGGCGATGTACTGAAAGTCACCGAGGCTATCAGCACGGGCCTTAAATTATCCGGGGCCAGCACGTCAGAGGCCAGTTCAGTTATCACACAATTCAGCCAGGCGCTGGCGCAGGGGGTATTGCGCGGGGAGGAGTTCAACTCTGTTAACGAAAACGGTGATCGGATCATCCGTGCCTTAGCGGCAGGTATGGGCGTTGCCCGCAAAGACCTCAAGGCGATGGCTGATAACGGACTGTTGACAATAGATAAAGTGGTTCCGGCTATTACCGCTCAGTTACGGGTGATGCAGGCTGAATTTGATGCAATGCCAAAAACAGTATCAGCCTCGACTCAAAAGGTTGAAAACGCCTTTATGGCCTGGGTGGGCGGTACAAATGATGCATACGGTGCCTCCGCTGTGCTTGCTGGTGGTCTTGATTCATTGGCTGAGAACATTGATACCGTAGCAATGGCTGCAGGAGCGTTAACGGCTGTGGGCGTGACCCGGTTTCTGGGAAACTGGACGCTTCAACTGAAATCACACACCGAAGAGCTAATTAGGGCCAGAGGGGCGGAAATTTTCAGCACTGCGGCTAAAATCGAAGGAGCAAACGCCTCACTTGTTCAGATTGAAACGGAAAAATCGTTACTTCTGTCTAATCAGCGCTCACTAGTGGCTCAACTTGAACTGGCGCAGACGGAAAAACAACGCGCATCCATCAGGACACTGCTTGCAAGAAACTCAATGGAGATGGTCAAAGCGAATAAAGCGGAAACCGCCACGGTCAATGAGCTGTCAATAGCAAATCAGCGGCTTAATGCGCTCACCTCTGTAACGAGAACCGCATGGGCTGGCGTATCATCCCTCTTTGGTGGCATTCCTGGGATTTTGATGCTGGGTGCAGGTGCCTGGTATACATGGTATCAGAACCAGGAACAGGCGCGTCAGTCTGCGATACAGTATGCCTCCACCCTTGATGAGGTGGTGGAAAAGGCGAAAGCCATGAGCGAAATTCAAATCAGAGGCTCTATTGCTGATTCTGGTGACTCCATTGACGCGCTCAAAGATAAGCTGGAAGACTTGAGGGATGCTCAAGCCGAGGCCGCTGCTGAAGTTCAGAAATATACGTCTCTCGCTCGACAGATGGGTGTTCAGAATGATCAAAATAATGGTTACGTACAGAACGCTGCTAAATATCAGCGGGAATATAATAAAATATCCCGAGATATTGCTGATACTACATCTCAATTAAACAATGCTGTAGATGCGCAAAATAAGTTACAAACTGAGTTAGCCTCAAAAGTTCAGGCATCGGCAGTCGCTTTTGACAAAATAAAAAGTTCGATAATTGGTGCGCTGAATGTTAATGAAGCAATGGCAACATCGCTGTCAGTTACCATTCAATTCATGGACGAATTAAAAAAGCGTTCTGGGAACGGCCAGCCCCCAGCACCCCAAACCAATACAGCTTACGATAATTTTATAAAGCAACAGAAGGAGAGCATAGCCCTCTCTCAGAAAGAAGGTGTAGAGCGGGCCAAGCTTAAAGCTCTTCAAGATGCCATCAAACAGGGAGCGGTTAGAACTGATAATAAAGGTAATATTTTACCTGGGCAGGATGAGCAGATCGCAGCTATTCAAGGTAATGCTGCTACAGACTTTAAACTTAACGAATCGCAAAAAAAACCTCGCGGAAAGTCAGAGGTAGAAAAAAATGAAGATGCATATACCCGTATTGTTAAACAACAAGAAGAACAGATTGCACTCGCCGGACAAAGCAATGAACTGGCAAAAATAAAATATCAGATAGTTCAGGGGGAGTTAGCCTCACTCGATCGAGCTAAAAAAGAAACTATTCTGCATAATGCTGCGCTTATCGATCAGAAAAATATCGCTGAACAGTTAAAAACATTCCGCGAAGGTCTGGCCGACAGTAATGCTGCCGCCCGGGAAAGGGGGAATATCGATTTCCTCGGCGCGGGACAGGGGGATAAAGCCCGTGACCGAATGAAGGAAATGGCGGATATTCGTGCTGATTTTCTCAGGCAGCAGCGTGACTTACAGCGTGATTTCAGTCGTGGGCAGATTTCCGAAGACCTGTATAAAAAGCAAACGGAAGCGCTTAAAACAGCGCTTGCCGAACGCCTGGATATTCAGGAGGAGTATTACAAAAAAACCGATGAACAGCAGTCAGACTGGCGCGCGGGGATCAGCGATTCCCTGATGAACTATGCCGATCAGGCTTCTGATCTGAGTTCAATGGCTGCCACTGCAACCAGCGAGATTCTGGATGCCACCACTAACTCTATCTCCAACAACCTGACAAACGTCCTGACAGGCGCTGCTTCGTTTAAAGATGGGATGTCGAATATTTTTTCTTCCCTGGGCGAAACGGTGATTAAGACGCTGATCCAGATGGCAACACAGGCGTTGATCACTAAAGCGATTATGGCGTCATTTGGCGGCGGAGCGGGTGGGTTGTTCGGTAGTCTTTTTGGCGGTGCCAGCGGTGCGGCAAGTAGTGGTACCGCTATTCAAAGCGCGGGAGCTAATTTTTCATTTAACGCTCTCGGAGGCGTTTACGATTCTCCGTCACTTTCTGCCTACAGCAATGGTGTTTACAGCACTCCCCAATATTTTGCGTTTGCGAAAGGTGCGGGTGTATTCGGCGAGGCCGGGCCGGAAGCCATCATGCCGCTTACCCGTGGTGCTGATGGTTCGCTGGGGGTCAAAGCTGTTGGGCGGGAATCGCCGGCGGTACAGAACGCTGCGAGGCAGCAGCAGGAAAGACAACTTCTTTCAACTGGTGACATCAACGTCAATTACCACCTCATTGGTAAACCGGATGATGTGATGATGCAGACATTGGATGTCCACGGCCGCCGCCTGGCTAAACAGATAAAATCTGAACTGACGAGCGACGTAAACAATCCTCAAAATGCCTTCGGTAGAGCTCTTTACTCCAACCTTCAGCCCAAAAAACCACGATAACCTGCCCGGAGGGAATATTCATGGCAGATATTTTCTACCCGGACGAATACGTGCCCATGCCGCTTATGGACGGGTACGGGTTTAAGCCCATATCACCTTTACTGCGAACGGAGATGACGTCCGGTCGCGCTCAACAACGAAGGCGATATACCTCAACACCCACCCAGGCATCAGTTAAATGGATTTTTAAAACTGATGCTCTGGCGCAGGTGTTTGAGGCGTTTTTCAGGGATGCGCTTAAAGATGGCCAGTCCTGGTTCTATCTGAAACTCCAGACTCCCATCGGGGTAAAGCCCTATAAAGCCAGGTTCGTGGATATTTACGAAGGGCCGACGCTGGTCGCGCCAAAATACTGGCAGTACAGCGCAACGCTGGAATTATGGGAACGCCCGTTACCGCCTTCTGGCTGGGGGAATTACCCGGAATGGCTGGCTGGCCAGTCGTTACTGGATATTGCGCTAAATAGAGAGTGGCCGAAGCATGACAATTCTTGAGCGGCTATATGCCAGCAGCGGATCGGAGGTTATTCACGATACGCTGCAGATATCGGCAGGAGATGATAACTACTGGCTAACCAGTGGCTGGGATGACGTTTCAGTGACGCTGGAAAATGGTCAGCCGGTGACGTTTGAGGCCAGCGCGATAGATATCGCCTTACCAGCCAGGAACGCCGACGGGACACAGGATTTAAAGTTTGCTATCAGCAATATTGACGGACGGGTTTCAGAGGCGATCGATAAAATTCTGGATGAAATGAAATCAGCTACGCTGACATTCCGGCGGTACATTTCATCCGATCTGTCTGCTCCGGCATCATCACCGTATACGCTCGATATCAAATCCGGCTCCTGGACCCCGACAGCAGTTCAGGTCACGGCAGGCTATATGAATGTCCTCAAAACAGCCTGGCCCCGTAAACGTTACAACCTCGCCGAGCATCCGGGCTTACGTTACTAACCTGAGGCAAATATGTTTACTCCTGATAAATACCGTTCAGTCACCTGGCTGAAGGGCGGGCGCGTATTTCCGCAGCTCGACTGCTTCGGCATTGTAAATGAGATACGTCGCGACCTTGGGCTACCTGAATGGCCGGATTTTGCAGGTGTGACCAAAGACGGCGGGGGCCTCGACCGGGAAGCGAGAAAGCTGATGCTTTCGCTGAAATCTTGTGAACCCTGTGAAGGTGCCGGAGTGGCTTGCTATTCGGGCTCAACAGTTTCCCATGTCGGGATCGTTGTGATGCTCGATAACCAGCTGCAGGTCGCGGAATGTAATCCAGGCTCTGGGGTTACGTTTCTGCCACTGGCGCGATTTATCCGCCGCTTTAACCGCGTGGAGTTCTGGCAATGACGATAAAGTTTTACCCGTCCCGGCTACCGGGTGAACCCCTTGAAACGCACGAGCATGGTGTGCTGACGCTGCATGAGTGGATGAGCAGAAATGTCCCGAGCTATTCACAGGACAAAACTCATCCTGTCGTGATCGAGCTGAACGGCCAGGCAGTCCCCCCGGCGGAATGGCCGTTATGTTTGTTGCGGCCAGACAGTGACGTGCGGATATATCCCATTCCTTATGGCACGGGTCTTGAAATTGCCGCGTGGGTTTCGGTAGCCGTATCCATTGCGTCTACGGCCTATGCATTATTCTTTGCCCCAAAACCAGAGCTGGGCGGTTTTTCATCCAGTAACGCTTCATCGCTGGATCTGAACCCGGCGCGGGCAAACACCGCAAAACTCGGTGATCCCGTTAGGGAGGCTTTTGGGCGAAACCGGATTTACCCGGATTACCTGGTGCAGCCGGTAACGCGATTCGACCCCGCTGATCCCACCAGAATGACGGTAGAAATGTTTGTCTGCCTTGGATATGGGCGTTTCTCCTATACCGGTGGAGATTTTCGGGTAGGAGAAACTCCGGCGTTGACCTTAGGCGATGGCTTTTCATATACCAGCTATGGGCCCGGCGATAATGTGGCGGGGGATCGTCGCAGCGAGATATGGTTCAACTCAACGGAAGTTGGGGGAACGTCGAGCGGCAGCGGCCTCGATATGGCTCAGACTGCCCCTGAAGCCAGTGATATCGTTGCTGATGCCATGACCGTCAGCGGTGCCTCTGTATCGTTTTCTGGCCTCGATGTCGATGATGATAATGATGAAGACGAGGATGAGAATAAACTTCCTCCAGGCTGGATCGCCGGTGCAATTGTCACCCTGAAAGCGCCAGTGAATTATCAGGTATCCATCGAGGGCGGTTTTAACGTGCTGACAGGCGACGTCGTGTCAGAGATTGCGCCATTCAGCGGAATGCCTGTCACCCTAACGTTTAACGGTACTGACTATGACCTGCAGATCGCCACGTATACCCCTCACCAGGACGCCGTTCCGGGAACAGGGGGAGCGACTGCGGTATTACGCGCCAGTGCCTCGCCGTCAACGTATGACTTTACGACAACCAGCCAGACCTTTGCTCTGACCTGGCAGGGTATCACCTATACCATATCTCTGGTCGCCAACTACGGCACAATGTCTGGCTTGCTCGCAGCGATTAACGGCGGGTTGAATGGTTCGGGGCTCATTGCTCAGGATGATGGCAGCGTGATACGTATCGTGGAGATCTCCAGCCCCTGGCGTGGCGGTTCCATTACGTCATCATTCCTGCCTGCGTCAGTATTTGGCGACAGCCCGGTATTTACAGCTGGTACAGCATCCAGCGGCGGAAGCCCTGCGGTAACAGCCAGCGTGACGCTGGCATACGATTCTGGCACTGCCTTTTCCGGATTGCCGGAAGGCACTCAGCGGATTTCCCTGGCGCACCGTGGCAACGAATACCAGATAGCGTCTACTGATGGCCCCTCTGCGACCGTACAGCGTGTGGTTAACGGTGTCGTTGACAGCACCTGGTCAGGCTTTATGACCCGTACCGTCGTGGATTTTGCCGCGTCTGGTATTAACGATAATGAAACCTGGCTAGGCCCCTTTCTGGCCTGCCCGCAGAATGAAGTTGTGGACGCCTTCGAGGTCAACTTTGCTTTCCCAAACGGAATTTGTGGGTTCCAGAACAACGGGAATAAGCGGGTCCGCCATGTCGAGTATGAAATCCAGTATCGCGTTTATGGTTCCGGATCCGGGTGGACGAGTAAGCCAGGGGTTTACGCGCTTAAAAACATTAATGGCCTCGGTTTTACAGAGCGTTTTGATCTGTCCTCTCCTGGGCTGGTGGAGGTTCGATGCCGCCGCCGTAACGAGCAGGGAAGCAACAACGCGAGAGACAGCATGTTCTGGCAGGCGCTCAGAGGTCGTTTGCTTTCCCGTCCGACCTCCTACGCAGGGATATCAACAATAGGGATCACGGTTGAAACCGGCGGCCAGCTGGCGGCGCAGTCAGACAAGCGTGTGAGTGTTGTCGCCACGCGAAATTATGATGGCGGTGGTGACAGGACAATCAGCGGTGCGTTCCTGCATCTTGCCCGCAGTCTGGGATATCGAGACGACCAGATCGACATTGCGGCACTCACTACACTGGAGGAGACCTACTGGACGCCAAGGGGAGAATATTTTGATCACCAGGCAAGCAGTGACAGCACGTCAGCAAAGGATATTTTCGACAAAATTGCAGAGGCTGGCATGGGGTATTTTCTGCTGTCTGACGGGTTGCTTTCTGTCGGGAGAGAGGGCGTCAAAAGCTGGACCGGTATCATTACTCCCCAGGATACCGTCGAGGAAATGCAGACGTCATTCAGGGTCCCGTCGGAGGATGATTTTGATGGCGTGGATGTGAAATATATCAACCCTGTGACCTGGGCGGAGGAAACCGTACAGTGCCGGACGCCGGAAAATCCTTTTCCGCGCAAAACGGAGGCATACACCATTGATGTTGCCATGACTGCAGATCGCGCCTGGCGTATCGGGATGCGTCGGTTAATGAAATATCTCCACCAACGCCGAACGTATACGGCTACGACTTCGATGCTGGGATGGTGTCATGACTTCGGTGATCACATCATTTTGTCCGACGACATTCCAACCGGGAAAACCCAAAGTTGCCTGATTGACGCGATGATTTACGACTTCCAGGAAATTACGCTGCACGTCACGGAGCCACTGGACTGGAGCTACGCGAATCCTCGCTGCTGGATACAGTTTCAGGACGGTCGACCATCATCGCGAATGCTCACGCCGCAACGGGTAGATGATTTCACGCTGACGGTGCCGTACAACGACGATCTGCATCCCGGCGACTGGATTATGGACGACCCAGATATTGATCTGCCGAAGTTATTGTTCTGCGACAGTGAAAAGGGGGCGCGGCATGGGATAGTCCAGGAGGTTGCCCCATCAGGTGACAGCAACTGTCATATTACTGCACCTGAATATAAAGAAATTTTCTACCAGTACGACGACGCCACATACCCCGGCGACGTCGCCTAAAACCACAAATTCCCCTAATTAACTCTTTTCGCTCAAACCCTCGTTTGGGCGAACGCCTTTTTTGGAGCAAAAAACATGGCCTTTAACCCGGAGCTGGGGAGCACGTCTCCCGCTGTGCTGCTTGATAACGCTGAGCGTCTGGATAAGCTGGTCAATGGAGATGTGGCCACCGTTCCCGACCGCGCAGGTGATCCGCTGTACTCATGGCGTGGAATCCATCAAAATCTGATCCCGCTGAGTCGCCAGTACATGACACTGGCGGCGGCGCAGGCGGACATCGCGAATATTCCGGTGGGGTCGACGACGTATTACCGCAGCCCGGACGACAGCGCCCTCGCGATTGAGGTCATGAACGTTGGCGGGACGCTGACCGCAACAGGGCGGGAAATGCCAGCGCTGGCATCTGTATTAGCCACTATTGACAATTTAACCAACTTATTGACTGCAATTCAGGGTAGCACTGTAGCCATTAGCGATATTCAGGATTCGGTTAACTCAGCAATTACCGAAATAATCGATAATTCGTTTATTTCGGTTGAAGATACAAATCGGATACTTATTAATCTTCTGACCGGTTTACAGGGAGCGGAAACGGCAGTTGCAGAGCTGGAACAAGATAAAATTTCAGAATCAAGATTTAATGATCACGAGTTGTTCGTATTGTTCTGGCTACAGACGTTTGGTACTCAGTTCGCAGAGCTGGAAGGGCTCAGTACGGACACTATAGCTACGAAACAAGAACTGGCAGAAATTGAGTCGAAAATTACTGGCGTCGCTCTTGAGCCTGTAGTTGATGGGATTTACGTTGTTGGTAAGCCGCGCGGTATTGTGAGAATCGACCTTTCTTCGTCTCAGACTATTCCGTCTGCGAAATCAGACGGCGACGTTCCCGGCTACATCTCACTGAAAATAGACGGGCAGTCATTCGGGGCGCACTGCAATTTCAGTGTTCAGGGCGCGTCGTCATCTGTGTATGCAAAAAAGAATCTGAGTTTTGATCTGTTCTCCGATGACACCCGGGAGGAAGAAGTTAAACTTGCTATTGGCGACGTTCTGCCTCATGAGACCTGGGTCTATAAGGCTAACTGGATTGACACCACGCACGTTCGAAATACGATGAGCTACTCCCTATGGGAGCAAGTCGTGCAGTCGAGAAAGACATGGCCAAAGCGGGAGGTGGAATCGGTTTTTGTTGGTAAATTCGGGGAAGATGGAACTTTTAATGGTGCTAACGGGCACCCGATCGGCTATCCGTGCGTTATGTATTTCAATGGAGAGTTTTACGGCATTGGCGATCTTATGACAGGTAAAAAACGATCTAATTATAATCTCGCAAAAAACAAACCACTAGAAATACAACTGGATATCGGCGGCTGGTTAACGTTCGGCGCTTTTTCTGAGCATATAACTGACGTGAATTATGTTGAATTTAAAGCGCCGAAATCTCCGACAAGTGCAACCTATTCGGCGATAACCGATTGGGACACGTTCTGCAATTTACCACAGGCCGACTTTATATCCCAGCTGGGCACCCGCCTGGATAAAACCAATATTATCGATTATTTTCTATTCACCACTTTCGGCAATTTCACTGACTGCGGCGCAGTGAATACCATTAAAAACACACAACTTATTAGTTATAACGGCATTAAATGGTATTTCATGCCATACGACCTTGATACTTGCTACGGCCTACAGTGGGATGGCAAATCAATCAACTATCCTGCAAACAACCCGATTCGACTGAACGGAGATTTCTGGATTAAAGTCCGTGCCGCGTATAATTCTGACATCAATGCACGCTGGGCAGAATTACGGAATAACGGAATTTTCACTGTCAGCAACATCTACACACTGATTATGGATTTGCAGAGTAAATATTCACGCGACTTGTTTAGCGCAGAATTCGAAAAATGGCCAGAAGTTCCGTCGCTCAGCATTACCGGGGTCGATCAAATCCTGACATGGGTTAATGACCGACTGGCTTTTCTCGACACTCAATTTTCTTATCAGGCTTAAAAAGGCGAAAAACATGACAACAATTTCAGTAAAAGACTCTCTCCGCGCAGCAACAGAAGCCGCTTCCGGTGGCCGTCAGACCATTATTTACACAGATAAGGGTCAGCCGTGCTTCATGAATATTATTGAAAAATTTGCAATTGAAGACAGACTACCATCGCTCGGAATTACAGGAACGCACCCGGCATTCATCATTAATGGCGTTGAAGTCAGTGAGATCCTGGTTGGAACCTACGGCGCGGTGTTAAAAGACGGTGAGTTCGTTTCTCAGCCCAATCTGGCCCCCAGCGCATTCAATATCGGCCCGGCGTTCCAGACGATATTCAGTCAGGGTGAGGGGTTTCATCCGCTGACGAATATAGAATTTTGTGCAATTCAAATACTGAACCTTGCTGAATCAATATCTCCTTTCGGGAACACAGATTACGGGCGCTCACGCCTTAATACTGACTATCGTGGTCGGGTAGTTTCTGGCGGCATACCGGGCGATAGCACTAAATCGTCACTCATTTACACCGGTTCGGGTCCTGTGCAGTTCAGACACAACCTGAAGTATAACGGGATTAGTGATCTGGTCGGCAACCAATCAGAAACTGTCGGTGGCCTTCGTCTTATGAAGGGTGAATTGCAGGTTTACACCAATAACAATTACGCAGCCCTGACAGCGAGCGAGGTTTCATGGGGAACTCTGGGGGACACAAACTGGAAAGCGATTGATGCGGCAACAGGAGAATTGATTACGCCTACTTATACTGGTACGTCAGGAATAGATTACACCCCGACAACGCCTCGATCAGTTCGTGTAATGGGCGGGGTGTCATCAGGCTCAGCAGACTACACGATCTATCTCAACAACTGGGCGAATCTGATAAGCGTAACAAAAACCGCGAGTACAACGGCACCAGTCTCTGATGCCGCAATTGCTACTCTGAAAATGATGGGAATATATCCGCTGGGAGTAGACCTGAACACCACACCTGGCAACGCTACGTTCGGAGGTAGTACCTGGGATAACGAACGTTGGTTCACGCGAGGCGGTAGCTACGCATGGCCAGCAAACAACTCGGGGGCAACGCTGAACTCATTTTCTCCAATCTGGCCAAACTCATCACAACCGGTCTACGGAACACGTGTTTGCTGGTATAGTAATTAATATCAACGTGCGGCTGCCAGTTTTCATGGCAGCCGAACTTCCCGGTGGCGGGATGATAGTCCTTTTTGACGGCGAGCGCGTGGGCGCAGTACCGGGCGAATAACATCTGATAGTATTGCCCATCAAACCGCCTGTACTTCTCCGGCCCTCAGACAGGAGGGTCGCTACGTATATAGCTACGGACCTCTCTGGCTCAACGGAGAGGCTCCCGTTTGCTAAAGATTGGCGGACGGCTCGAGGCACTAAATACTCCGTTCTGCCGCTCCCGTCATCTTGGGGGCGCCATAATCACATATAGCTCGGAGACGCTTGGTATCCGAGCTTCTCAATCAATCCTCAAGTTCTGGTTCAACTCCGGTTATCTCCTCCCAATGCTTCGACAGTCAGACATCGCCGCGGCGTTCCGCGAGTCAGTTTTGCGAAACTCCAAAGGATACCAGTACCTGCATACAAAGGATTTTGTGTCAGCGCTTCGCCGGCGCGGCATTCACTTTACTGAGGTGGAGGCTAACGCCTGGATCGCACGCGAGCAAACGTATTTCGTCGACAAAACGGCAGAGCACAGCGAAAACCGCCTGTGGATAATGGCAGAGATGGAACGAGAGCTGATTGTCGAGCGAACCAGAGCGGGTTTAGCCGCAGCGAGGGAGCAGGGGAGAGTCGGTGGCCGTCGCCGGGTAATGACTGAAGATGTGGTGGAGCAGTGCCGCAGAATGCTGGAGAACGGCGCTACCCGGCAGCAGGTGGCTGATGTGACAGGCGTGGACGTGAAAACAATCTACAAGTACCTCCCGGCGACTTGAAGACAAAGATTTCACTACTTTTCCTGATATGTTACGTTTGGCTTAATCAATTCATTCAGCTTTGAAAACAGTTTGGTTTGTTCGTGAACGGTAAGAAAACAATAAGTTTTGAGCAATTTTTAACTATTAACAGCAATCTTGTTTCCATCTCAGATACATGGGCTGACTTGTGGGCGTTAATTTTTCACACGGGTTTAAGCGCTGGAAGGCTGCTGAGTATTCGATATGATGATATTGATGATGGCTTGATACTGATACGAAAACAGGGTCACCTGAAGGAGCTACGTGTTGAATCAACCCCTCCAGTGGAGGGGATCATTGCTCGTAGAAGAGAACGCTATCCAGAAGATGTTTTTTTATTTCAGAGCCATTCTAACCGTGTGAAGTACCAACGCCGGCCGGTCACTATAATTGCTTTCAACGCCGCTTTACGTCGCGCCGCTAGATCATTACCAGACGTTAACGTAAGCAGTAGTAGCGCGAGAAACATACCGGACTAACCGCCTGTCCAGTCGCGTGTGGCCGATGTGACAGGCGTGGGGGTGAAGACTATTTACAAATATTTGCCAGTACAATACGGCGATAAAAAATCCCCTTGAGCAGGCACACTCAAGGGGAAAATACTACATAACATCATTGCTGTGTGCGTCTTTGCGCTCGTCTATCTTCCAAGAATATGCCTAAAGCTTCCAGATATTTCTGGTCTGAGCTGTTACATCATGGAGTAGGTGCCGATGTGATAGGTTAAGAGCGAAGATGATCTGTAAGTACCTTCCGACGTCGAGGGGCAAGGACCATGAATTTGGGTCTATACCATCCCAATTCATATATTCTTTGTAACTCTATGAAATATCGAGCAAAGTATTCTGTTCGAAATGAACCATATGGAATAGCCAAAGGCTAAAATGCCCAGAGTAAAAACAACAATCAGCAAGTCCGTCTGTGACATCTTATATCCATTTTGCAGTAGCAGGTTTTGAGAAAAGATAGTTCATAGTTGGCACATAGACAACATAATCACTAAGTGAAACCAATATCAGAGGCTAAAAGGTGACTGGTTTCCTCCTCAGTGTTCCTGATTGATAGCTGGAACCTGTATTGATCAGATCTCTTAATGAATCTACTGTATATAAAAACAGTATTTTCGGGAGGTGAAGTTATGCCGCGAAACTCAGATATCGAAATAGCCTGGCGTCAGGCAATTGTCATTGAGCCTAATGGCCGTCGCACCGTGACAACGTCCGGTTTTATCCGGGAACTCGCAAAAGTTAACTGGATATGGTCACCGCGCCAGGCTAACCAGTGGATAGAGCACTATGTGACGACATTCCGGGATGTCTCAACGCAGGAAGGCGATGAGCGCACGTTCCAGTTATACAACCCAAACGGAGGGCTATAACGTGGGATTTCCGTCGCCAGCTGCTGACTATGTTGAACGGCGTCTGACCGTTGATTCACTCTGCGGTACCGGCCCCAATACTCGGATAGTACAAACAGAAACCGGCTATGCCGTAGTGGATTGCTCCGTAAAACCAAAGCAAGGAGATACCGTTTTAATTCAATACGGCGGCGGCACTGATTTTGCAAAAATTATGGGCCGGGCATTTATTACACGAGACGGTGAAGCGCTGGAAGGTGAGGCCCTGGATGATGTTACAGTTGTCGGGGTAGTGACATTCGTTATCAATCGGACAGGGAAGGATGATGATGATTGTCCAGTGTTGTGAGACAAAGAGCCGTGAGCATGAATATTGATAGATATACATTCCCCAAAATGAAGAATTACATAAGATAAATCAATGGGTTGAAAATGGATACTTGAGGTAAAAAATTTACTTTAAACTGATATAATAAATAATAAAAACAATATCTTATCTGTTTTTGTGGTAGGTATTGCTGCGCCACATGCAGTGGTTCGAAGCTGCAGACCTGATCGTCAAAGGCATGGAAGGCGCTATCGCTGCCAAGACCGTGACCTATGACTTCGAACGTCTGATGGAAGGCGCTAAACTGCTGAAATGTAGCGAGTTTGGTGACGCGATTATCGCGAACATGTAATCTGGCCCCCAGATTATGTCAGAACGGGAACCTGTTGGTTCCCGTTTTTATTATTAGTTTTCGAACGGTTATCAAAATTTTATCAAAACAAGTTATCAAAACCCCTCCCGAAAAAACTCATAAGGCCACAGTTGTCCACCCCTTCCCTCGATCATCATGGTACCTATCCGTTTGTTGTTGAGTTTTATGTCCAAGTAAATCTTTCGTGTTTATACCCTGGGCTTTATATAACCGCTCGGAAAGCGATCTTTGTTCATGGAAAGTTGCCGGTGTACCTTGTCCCCAGTCAATATCTGCACTGTCTCTTGCCTTGCTGAAATTCATGGTCAGTGTTCTGGGTTTCACCTGTGCTCCTCGCTCAGCCTGTGAGGTGGTTCTAAAGAAATGAACCAAATAAGGGCTTACTGCATAATCCCGGCAACGACTGATTACATCTCGGAGGCTCCAGTTGATTGCGTTGCAACGCAGAGCTAATGGTATAGCGATTTTGCTTCCGGTTTTCTCTTGCTCAACGTGTAGATGATCGTCCCAGATGTCTGAGAATTTCATACGGGATATATCACCTAGTCGCTGTCCTGTTACTATGGCTAAAAGCATGGCGTTCCCCATGTATTTGTGATTTTCATCGGCTATATCAAAAATCTTTTGCCATTCCTCAAGAGTGAGGCGCTGGCGAGTGATCTTTCTACGAGGTTGTTTAGTTGCTAGTGCAGGGTTATAACCAGGAGGTACTTCTCCCGCATGCTGAGCTTCTTTAAAAACATCTATTAGGACAGAGCGGATGACCTGAGCCATTCTGGGTTGTCCCTCCGCTAAATATTCATCAAGAATTTGCGCAACATCTCGAACATTGACAGCGGATATTAATTTCATTCCTACCCGCTCCTTAAGCAGAGATACTGGTTTTGCTTTTTGTTTGATAGTGTTTTCTTTAATATCTCCGGACTTTAATCTTTCCTGCTGAATCTTCCAGTAACGTTCAAGCCAAGTGTTAGTTGATATTGATTTTCCTGAGCTGGCGGAAATTCTGTCAGTGATTGCCATTATCTGGCGGGTTTGTTGTTCCGCCAGTCTTTTATTTGCTTCAATAGCTATTGCCGTGGCCTCTGCTTCATCTGTTCCTAGACTATGAAACTTACCAGTTATCGGGTGCTTATAGCGCCAGTATACTTTATTAACCTTTCTACTGAAGAGCGGGTATAAATTTGGAATAGATATATTATTTTTACGTGGTCTGGCAGCCATCGTTCAAAATCCTCTGCAAAAGAACAGGGTCGCTTTTCTTTACTACAGGAGTGGTCAATGTACCGACCAACTCAGCATCCTCCCTGACGCGCCAGAATCGACCTTCTTTTTTGGCTGGGGGAGAAAACATATTCTGTTTAGCATAATTCCTGAGAGTGGAAACACTTGGAGGATTGCTTCTGTATTTCTCGTTTGCCCACTCTTCAAGGGTTAACATCTGGAGCATATGTTTTACCTCATTATGGCCCATTGCTGGGCCAGTATCTGAAAATAAAAAATCAGTCTTGCATCAATTTTTGCAGCACCTGATTGCCGGTAATTATTCGCTGCCAGATCGCTGATACATAGCGGGCCTGATGAATAGCATCAGCGAGGGCATTGTGACGAGACCCTTCAAACGGGATCGTTGTTTTGGGGTCGAAGCTAATGACCTGGCCGAGCTCTAACATTGTTCGTACGTCCCGATCGTTCCAGTATTCCCACGGATAATCTTCAGCAATGCAATCGTAAGAAGAACGCAGAATAGAGTTATCGAATTTTGCGCTCGGCGCGAGAATCGGATTTAGCAGAGAACCAGCAGAAGAGACTTTTCGCTTCGTTTGCTTTTGCCTTAGCTTTAATGAGATACGGGTAGTTGTTCATTGCGTTTGGGCTCCTTTGGATTGTAAGATACCCGGCAGCTGATGGCAGCCGCCCTGGTGGTGGTCATTGGTCAAAACTCGATTCCGGAAAGCTTTGGTCGGCTGACCGGGTACTTAACCCGCCTTGTGCGGGTTTTGTGCTTTATGGGGCTGGCGAATCGCCCCGCAGCAGCTGCGATACGCGAACGTCGTCAAGCGCTCGCAGGATAGGCTCAAAAGTTTTATGGGCTGGCAGTTTAGATACCGCAGTGATCACTTCTGTAACGGTGATGTCATCACCGCGGGGGCTATAACCACCACCTGGGCCACGCTGTGAAATTACCAGGTTACCCGCCCGCAGCTTTTTGAAGATCTGCTCAAGGTATGAAGTAGACAGCTTTGACTCTTTACTGATGGCCGTCAGTGAAACAGGCGAGCCGTCATAGAGCTTATTCAAAGTGGCGGCGGCCTGGACAGATGCCAGAACGCGTTTCATTCCAAATTCCATAATCACTTCTCCGGCCGTAATGGCCATTGGTCAAAACTCGATTCAAAAACTCACTGCAGGCTGTTGGTCGTCAGCCATTTTTTGTGCATTTCGGTAGGGGAGGCACTGGCCCTGTACTTTTTGTTCATCGGCGTTGCTGTTGCAACTGGCCTCTGATGGATAAACACCGATCAGAACATCAGAGCATTCACCAGTGAGAGCACATACGCTGATGACAAGGGCAAACAGGGTATTCATGCCTCAGCCTCAGGGTTTCCTTTCTGCGCCAGCAAGTAACACAGCTGGCGTAGTCTCACCTCGAACCAGTTCAGGTGGGTCGCCTGGTTGCCGGTAGGTACTCGGGCAAAATCCTTCATAGTTATCTCCAGTTAACTCAGTATTAGCATGTGGTTTTGCAATGCGGCGCCGGGTGCCTCCCGGTGACGGCAGCCAGTTAACAACTACCGCCGACAACTTTTTCCCCACAACATGTGAATAACCGCCATGTTTATTTTTTAACTGTGCCGCGTGCGCATAGCCGCATTCACCGCATTGCAAAACCTACTAGTCGTGATGCCTGTCTTTTCACCACTTCAGGCTCGGTGGTATTCTTGGCGCTCTCACACAGCCAAATAAAAGAGAGCAAAATGTCTCGTAGCCCTATACCTGTCTTCTGGTACGAAAATCCCGCTCACTATGAAGGATTCCAAAAAATCCTTTCAGATGCTTACGTCCTTCCCTTTGACTACCACGACTGGCGTATCCGCACCGATAGCATGGTGGAGCGCTACGAAAACAGCGGTATCCAGGCTGTGAAGGTGGTAGCCAGCACTTACGATTTCATCACCTGGTGCCAGGCCCATGGACGTGATATCAGTACCAAAAGCTGCAATGATTACGCGGTCTCCGAATCGGGCCTCCAAATCCTGCGCGACAGAGAGTTTGATTGGGGAGACGAGTAAAAAGTAAATTTTCCCTATCTTGGATATATCTATTCTCATAGTGATGTCCTATCTCATGCCTGTAACGCCGGCCGGCGGAACGTTTAAACCTGCTGCGAATTCTTCTTGTCGTCATCTCATCCGGTGTTTCGTATGCCGCCGGCAGCTACTTCGTGGGCTTCCTGCCTCGATGACCCATACTGCTTTGTGTGTTTTGAAGTTTCACATGTCGTGAAATTGTTGTCAATACAAAATGTGAAATCAAAATTACTCATTTTGTGTAATTTATTGGTAAGTGTACAAAAAAACCGGCTCAAGGCCGGTTATGCAATGCTTATTTTTTGATTGAGTTAGGTGGGGTTGTATCTTCCGCGTAGGTATTTTTCTACATACTCATCAATTTCTTTAAGTCTAAGCTCAAAGGTATCGATCATGCGTTCCTGTTCAGCTTCAGGCAATTGATTGAATAGGGAAAGAACCCTTTTTTGTTTGTCTGTTAACCAGTTCGATGGATCACTTTGTTCGCCAAATAAAATCATAACGGGCGTGGTGCCTAATGCTTTCGCTAAGGACAATGCATCATCTACACCAACGTTTCGATTGCCATATTCATAATTGGCGACACGCGACGCCCCAGACCAGCCACATAATTTCGCAAGCTGCCCTTGGCTCATTCCTTTCTCAGTTCTTAGCGCCTTGATGCGCTCACCGATTTCTTCAGCAAGTGTCTTCATACCCTCACTTTATCACGAAGAGTGAATATTGGGGATTCACGTTTTGTATTGACAGATATTTCACGATGTGTGAACATTGTTTTACACAACAGGAGAACTGTATGAACTACATTTCGCATTTACGGAAAAAAGCCAACATTTCGCAGCAAGCCTTGGCTAAAGCGGCTGGTTGGAACCAACCTCGGTTAGCCAACTATGAAAAATCCTTACGCGTTCCAAGCCTAGCTGATTCTCGTCATATCGTGGCCGCACTTAATACGTTAGGGGTTAGTTGTTCGCTTGATGATGTATTTCCTCCAGAACCCTCAAATCCTAGGGAGAAATAAAAATGCAAACCATCTCTTTTGAAAATTATACCCAAGACATGGCGGTGCAACTGAAAACCAAAAATCACTATTCGCTGATGCGCCGCGATCGCCAGAAGTGTAGGGCTATTTTTGCCGCTGTTCAGGAATGGGAATCTTCATTACCTGGTCGCGCGCAGGAGCTCGTCGCAAAGCTGGTGGCCGAACAGTGGGAGAAACAAAACGGTCGCGGCATCAGCGTTAATAAACAAAATCTGTACCGCTACCTGAAAAACGAATCTGGATCAGAGAAGTACGCCAGTTACGTCATGCAGCTTTCAGGAGCGATCGCTGATGCAATGCCTATTGAGATTGCGCGCAAACACGGATTGAAACGTGGGTTGACTGAAAGCGAGCTGGTGGCTCAAGCAATTAAAGAGTGTAGCGAAGCGCACCAGGCAAAATTGCTTGGCGCTCCGTTACAAAAGTTAGAGCGTGAAATTCGGGAGGCAGCAATTGCACTTTTTAACATGCTACCTGCAGATGCGGCGGGACCACTACTGGCGAGCATAAGCGCCGTAGCGCCACAGTTTTTTTAATCGAGTTTTGACAATGAGTACCGTACAGAAAATAGGGGGGCTTCATGAGCATTGATGCAATGCGATGGGCCAAAAAAGTCAAGACAGGGAAGTCCTCTGCAAAAGCTGTTCTGACCTGGATGGCCGACATGTGCGGAGCTGATCTCTGTGCTTTTCCATCCATTCCTGCGCTGGCTGAAGCAACTGAGCTGGATAAGAAAACGGTCCAGTCGAGCCTGCAGTATCTGGTTTCGATCGGGCTTATTGAAGATACAGGTGAACGGCGTGGAAAGACTAAACAAATCCCGGTTTACAGGCTTCTTGGTGTGGAAGAAAGCGTTGCCGAAATTGAACACACCCAAAAACGGGAACATTACCAAAAACGGGATCGTTTAAACACACCCGAAAACGGGGTTGTTACAGCAGAAAAGGCACCCGAAAAAGGGACTGTTTCCTGTACACAAAAAAAACAAACGATCCCGTTTTTTCCGTCAAACGATCCCAAAAACGGGATCCGGAATCTACCAGAGGAACCAAAAGATATAACCCCCACACATAGGGTTTTGGTCGGACCAGTTGTGCCTGACTATCCGAATCAACCGGGAATAGTTCCTGGTGAAACACAAGCATTCGGAAAATTTGCGATGTATTTCGGATGGAAACCTTCCGAGGATTTTCCCCGACTGGCAACGATTTGGGGAATGCCATTAAGACCGGGGATAAATCTTGCGGCCGAGTTGAGCAGTTTCATCGCGTACTGGCAGGCTGAAGGCAGGGCGTTTCACCAGGTCCAGTGGGAGCAAAAACTAGCAAGACATCTTAACCGTGCGGAAGTCCGCCAGAAAAAACCAGTGAATGGGGTTAACGATCATGTGGGAGTACGAGCAGAGCCAGCAGCATCCAGAGCTGTTCAACAGATTCGAGCCGCCCGAGAGCAACGGTTGCGAGTTGCAGGCACAGACGGCCGTAGAAACGGCGTGGCGCTTATGGGAAGTGATGGGCGAAATCTTTTCGAACCGATGGATCCTGAAGAACGGAGAGGAACCATCAGAACTCTGGATCGCTCAGATTGGGTCGATGAGTGAAGCCCAGATTACGCTGGTTTGCCGGCAGTGCATGGAGCGTTGCGCCGCAGGCAGCACATGGCCGCCGGATCTTGCTGAGTTCGTTGCGCTGGTGTCTGCCAGCGGTGCTAATCCATTCAATCTGACATCCGATGCAGTGATGGCGGAGTACAAACGCTGGAGAAACGAGTCTTACCGATATTCGGGAAGCGACAAATACCCATGGAAACAGGATGTTCTGTATCACATTTGCATTGAGATGCGCAGAACTGGAGTTGAGAGGAACCTGACGGAGGGAGAGCTGAAAAAACTGGCAGAAAACTTACTCACGAAATGGACCAAACACCTGGCTAACGGGTTTTCGATTCCCCCGATTCGTCGGCAGTTGGCAGCACCGAGGCATCCAGCAGGGCCGACGCCAGCGCAGGTTCTGATGGAAGAGTACAAACGCCGCAAGGCGGCAGGTTTAACCAAGTAAACGAGTTTTGACCATGACCAAACAATCAAAAACCAAAGTAACCAAAGCGCAGATGGTGCTTGCCATCGTTAGCCGGACGCCAGAATGCGTCCTGCAGGATGTCTGCGATGCACTCGACTTGCAAGCCAGTACAGCAGGTAACACGCTGCGGCAGCTACATGCCGCGGGAAAACTCCATCGTACTCATAACGGCTGCCAGTATGTCTATCGAGTGGTTTCAGGCATTGAGGTTCCAGATGTTGCCCTGCTGCAGGCTGCAACACAATTATCTGAAGAGGATGTAAAAAAAGTCCAGGGCGCGTTGTCTCTGGCTAAGGCGCTGGAAGACAAAAAGCTGTGGCGCCGGGGTTCGACTGTTTACACATCGATGCTTGGTATGACTACAACAGCAAACGAACTATGGTTGCTTGCCAAAATGCATAACCGCTGCCTGCGCATGCGGCGAGGTGCTGATTATGCCTAAAATGGAATCATCAGCAGCTGGTACGGGATGTCAAAGCTAAGTTTAATTATTCCGGGGTGAGGCAAAGCTGAGATGTCAGCTGAGTGCCAAAAGCGGAAGTAACTAACAGCAGTCTGTGTGAAAATACGGGGAGCAGGTTAGTACTCCTTAATTACGCCCAACTGGTCGATGTTGGTGATGTGGAAAACCACGAGAAGAGGTGTCAGAAATCGACTTTAATACATCCGGTCTCAAAATGGTCGATTAAGACTCTATATTTCAGACTATTAGTCTCTAAAAGTGGTTTTCCACACGGTTGACCTTCAAACAACATTAAGTATTGATTCAATCCTTTTTTTTGCCTGACTGGTCAGGCGCTTAATTCCAAGCGAGCGGGTCATTTCCTGTATCTTATTGTCACCTTTAATACTCAGCGCCAGTGCGCGTAATTCCTCACTAGGGATCGCGTCAACCTGGCGAATGTCGTTATCCGTGGCAGGCAAACGAAACGCATTCCAGTCAGCACGTTGCTCAGCGGACAGCCAGACGAAGTTTTCACCTGAGTGATCGGCTGCAAGGTGATAGTGTTGATCCACAATTTCCATTACGCGTTCACGTATCAGTCTGCCAGCGCGAGTGAAGCCGTGTATACGTGCGATGCGGTGCACAAGCGTTGTATCCAGAACGGGTGATTCACTTGTTACCACCGCTTCAATGAGGGTTTTAAGTGTCTCATCATATTCAGCGATATAGAATTGTTCTGCATCTGTCCTGTCGTGCCATTCCTGAAGATCGTTAACGACATACTTACCGGCATGCGCTGGCTTGTTGTTATTCTGAGAAGCTGTAGATGCATACTTCAACTCAGTGCCACCATCATCTTCGCTTACTTCGGCGGGAGGCGTGATGATAGGGTTTACTGACGTGGATATTTCTTCATCATTAGCGACAGGTGTAATTTCAGATACCAGTATGTCTTCACTGGCATCATTGGTTACGTGACCGATGACTGGCGTAATCTGCTTTTGTTTTTCTGCTTCAGCAATCAGTGCGGCTTCCGCTGCTCTGGATTCCTCCAGCAGGCGATTTATTGCTGTATCCAGCCTGTCGAGTGCACCTTCTTTATCAATCCACCATTCAGTTGACCAGAGGCGCAGTAATTTCCAGCCCAGGCCCTGTAGGATAGCGCTGCGGACTTTATCGCGATCGCGTGCTGTTGCTGCGCTATGGTAAGTGGCACCGTCACATTCAACACCGACAAGATAGTCGCCAGGCTTATCCGGATGAACGATCCCCAAATCAATACGGAAACGGGATACGCCAATTTGCGGGACAACATGCCAGCCTTTTCTCCTCAGACCATTTGCTACTGCCTCTTCAAACGGTGAGTCATAACCGCCTACAGACCCACGTACTGCCTGAGAAAGAGCTTCAGGGCCGCGCTGGGCAAACTCAATAAAGTGTTTGAGGTCAGCAACCGCGCGGGCGCTGGTCCGATTAAGGTCGATGAAGGAAGGATCGAACGAGCTGAAGACCATCATTTCCTGTCGCGCACGTGTGACGGCAACATTCAGCCGGCGCCAGCCTCCCTCGCGATTAAGCGGGCCAAAATTCATCGACATTGTATTTGCGCCCGGCTCAGTCGGGCCGTACCCGATGCTAATTATGATCAAATCGCGTTCATCCCCCTGAACCGTTTCGAGGTTTTTAACCACAACAGGTTCTTCCAGTTCAGACTGGAAGAAGGGTTCAATTTCAGGGTGATGCTGTCTGGCACGGTCCAGCAGATCGCTGACTAGCTTTTGCTGTTCAGTATTCAGCGTGATAATGCCTATCGATCTGCCTGATGCAACGAACTCTTTATCAGTCAGTCGCTTCACCGTTTCAGCGACGATCGCTTCTGCCTCGACCTGATTATGACGTCCTTTCCCTTTAGAGTAGACGCCTGTAACCTTGCACCACTGGACAGCACTTTGCTTTGTTTCGGAAGCGGGGAACGTAATCAGGTTGCTGTCATAGTAGCGATGGTTGGAGAAGGTAATCAGGCTTTCATGACGGCTCCGGTAATGCCAGCTCAGGCTGTGGTTATACAGGCCGGCAGCAAGACACTCATCCAGAATGCTTTCCATATCTTCTTCAGTATCATCGTCCGTGTCATTAGCTGCACGATTAAAGAAGCTGGTTGGCGGCATCTGGCGGGGATCACCGGCGATTACCACCTGTTTGCCACGCGCCATGGTGCCGATAGCATCCCACGGGGCAATCTGCGATGCCTCATCGAAAATCACCAGATCAAACAAGGCTTGGTCGGAGGGCAGGAACTGGGCGACTGAAAGCGGACTCATCAGCATGCAGGGGGCAAGTTTGGCCATGGCATCGCCCATTTCGGCTGCCATCTGGCGTACCGGTTTATGACGACGGGATTTCTGTAGTTCATGTTTAAGCAGTGCAAAACCACTCTGCTTGCTGACCTCATTTTTTGCAGGAATGACGCCACATAAACGAGCACGGATATAGCGTACTGTCAGTTTGGCCAGACGATCGGTTTGAGCACGGTAAGCCTCAATATCACTCATGTGCTCAGCCGGCACAAAATTGTGCAGCAGCGGCTCTGAATCGATCATCCACGATGCAAACCAGCGGCAATAGGCAGTTTCAAAAATCTCTGCAGCGCTTATTTCTCCTGAGTTAACATGGATCAGCGCGTTGATCACTGGCTGCAGGCCATGTGAAATCGCTTCCTCACGTACACGGCTCCAGTCACTCCAGGCTTTAAGAGCAGACTGATGTTGCAGGATATTGAGTGCGCAGTCACGCAGTGCCGGGAGCGATGGTTTGTCCTCAGCTGGTTTTATCAGATTGCAGAAGCTAACCTGTGCATCATTGAAATTGGCGATTGCTGTGCGCAGTTTCCGAGTCAGGGCGGAGATAACACCCTGCGAACCGAGAAGGTCATTGGCATCAATAATCAGATTTTTTACAGCAGTGCGGATCTCGACCAACTGCTGTGGCGAAGAAGCAAAACCACCAAGCGAATTGCGGATAGATTCTGCAAGTTCCAGGGTGGTCTGCAACTGTGCAACGTTGGTATCCAGCCCAGCCCATCCCGGCAGGGATAAAGTGACAGAGTTAAGCTCGGTCAGACGTTGCAGCAATGTCTGCAGAGTTTCAGCAATGGGGAGATCAACGGATAAGTCGGGAGCTGACGTTAGCGAGTATTGTCGGATAACTTCACCAATGACTTTCTTGCGGGCACTGGTCGCAAAGAACCAGAATTTTTTGTCAGCGACGTCAAGTGCGTTTCTGATCTGCGGAGCATTAACGTACTGCCAGCTGTTACCAGGGTAGGTAACTGACAGATTAGCCTTTGTCACTTCAATCTCTTTCAGGAGGTGAACGGCTTTATTCGCTGACTCTATACGGCTTGTGGCATCCGGTGCGAACATGAAATTCAGATCAATGCCGTAAGCTTCCGTCAATAATTCACAGAATGAAGTTAGTTGCGACAGTCTCTCGGGCTCAGTAGAGTCCAGAGTAACTCCCGTCGCCTTCAGTAATTCCTCGGTGGCGTTTTCAAGGTGATCGATGATTGCAGGCAATGAATTTGCTGCAGCAATGAGAGAAGACTGCCACCCATTGGTCCAGTCAGCCTGCGTAATGAGGTCAAAATGATCGCCGTGCTGTTTCCAGGTATCACGGTTCAGCTCCAGACGTTTTACTATCTCTCTGAACTGAGTCATCTCTGAAGAAGAATGCAAAGTCGATGCAGGCCAGCTAAAGTGCGGCGTGGCGCTACTTGCATCCCTGATAACCGTGCCCATTGCCTGATGGAGCGTTAAGCCATTTGGCCAGCGCAGATGGAGCAAACGGACAACCTCATTGAGTTTGTCTCGCAGGTGCTGCACCTTGGCCGCTTCTTCCTTCCACTCCGAGGTGGTCAGTAGATCACGCGCATCCCATGCCCGCTCTAGCTGTTTCAGAAAATCCATCTTGGACGTTTTGCTCGAGTGCAGTTCCAGACAAAATTCACCGAGTCCCTGAGCCTCAAGCCTGCGATAGACCACATCCAGTGCCGCTTTCTTCTCAGCAACAAAAAGTACGCGCCTTCCCAGCGCAAGGTTATGCGCGATCATATTGGCTATGGTTTGCGACTTACCGGTACCGGGGGGGCCATCCAGAACAAAATCCCTCCCTTTTGCAGAGGCTACAACGGCGGCGATTTGCGAGGAATCTGCAGGCAGCGGTAGGAAAAGATCCTGCGTATTGACGTTGTCATCGAGTTCCTCAACGTTGATGACTTCTCCGCTCTTATCCAGAACGGCATTGTCCTGGCCGCGTTCGATGAGATACTTTACCAGCGCACTTTGCATCAACTGAGGTGCCCGATCGATTAGATCTTTCCACATCAGATATTTGGCAAAAGAGAATGTGCCAATCACGACATCACGGGTGACTTCGAAACCGGGTATGTCGCGCACAGCACGCCGTACCATATTCCAGATGCCATCCACATCAACACCACTTTCATCGGTGGGCAGATCGCCATCGAGGCCGTTAATTGTCAGAGCAAAGTCATTATGTAGCAGTTCAAGCAGAGTAAGGTTGAAGCGGGGCTCTTCTTCCAGCAAACGCATGGTCACGCCCGAAAGTACACTTTTACGGTCAAGCTGAATCGGCAGTAGTATCAGTGGAGCTGAGTAACTTTTGGGATCATCAGCGGATTTTTTCCATTTAAGGAAGCCCACAGCGAGGAAAAGAGTGTTGGCACCACCTTCCTCCAAATCACTTTTCGATTTTCGATAGAGGTCGATTAGGGATGACTCGAGGCGGTATTTTTCCATTGCGGAGACGACTTCACCGCGTTCCAGCGCAATCTGGGCGTATTCTTCCCGCAGGTTCTCGTTTGTGAGCTGCTGATAAAGTTCGGCATCGCGGCCTCCACTCTCTAGATCAGGGAGCGGGACAATGCGAATGCGTTTGCCTTCAGCTAGCTTATCTTCAAGATGGCCCGGATTCGCACAGATCAAACGAATGCCTTTAGCGCTTTCAGGCAGGTGTAACAGGCGGTTACGGGTGGTTAAGTCCAGAAGTTTTCGTTGCCATTGTACAAGCCGGCCCCCAGCTTCTTTTTCGCCAGCTGTTTCAATATCAATGTCAACATCAGGGAGAGAGGGTGCGTCCTCAAACCCATGAGAAATAACCTCCTCAGCATCAGGCTGTTCTTCAAGGCGAGTGACACCCAGAGCCAGTGGCCGAATTTTCTGCATCCGCGCGCGACGCGAATCAATGGCTGCGTGAAAAACATCCTCGTTAAGATACTTTAACGCTTCATCAGATGCCTGAGTAAATGAAGGCGGGTGAGCTCTGGTCGCGAGAGTTGTCTCAAATACGACCATTTCTTTTAGGTCGACACGTTTGCGCACCGCAGAGACGTCTTCTGTCACTAGCTGCGAAAATTCCTGTGGTTGTAACCAGACGCCAGCAAACGCATGACCTTCACTGAGCATTAGCAGTGAATTCAAACCAATCTGTTCCAGTGCTGAAGCAAATAATAAGGTTGTATCCAGACAGGTCGCGACTTTTCCTTCCAGAATGATGCCTGGTGTGCGAATTTTCTGGCCATTCCGTTCAAAGCTGGCTGGGGGAAGGGCATAACTGATATTGAGGTTGCAGACAGCAGTCCAGAGAGCTGAGGTAATTTCCCAGACACGAGTTCTCGACTTGCTTTCATAACCATCAAGAGCGTCATTCTTGCCTGCACGGCGAAGGACATCAGAGGCTGCCTTGAGTACACGATCTACCGCCGGATCATTAGGAATGATAAATGAAGGGAGCAATTCAATCATTGCGCTGCCGCCCCATTCATTTTTCGCAAGTGCCTCAAGCGAATAATGAGTAATGAAGATTTCTTCCTCACCCTGGCACAAACTTATGGTGACTTCGCAGAGTACGCTTTCGGTCAGTTCGGCGAGCCATTTGGCATTAAGTTTGACATCCCGATCCCTGATATCCAGTGAAGTACCGGGAAGCAGGCGGTCGATATTCCATTTTTTATCTTCGAGCACGGCTGGCGCGGTCCGCAGATGCAGCGTCAGATCCTGAAATGTCTCTTCGGACTCATTATGCAAGATGAGCTCACGTAACAGCGGAACTGCATTCTGGTGTGATGTGAACCCCAGCTTGTGCGCGATACTCACCTGCGCTTTTATACCCATGAAACTAGTTCTCCTTAAGAGGAAATCACTCAAATATGCACAGTAGTGCTGACGACAGGAGACGCATTGAACAGGCAGAAAGCATCAGCAATTTGATTGCTCTGGCGGCGAGTATCAGAACAGGCGCGCAAGTACAGAAAGCATCATTCGCGGATTAGGTTGGGGGCGAAAGGTAGTGATTGTAAAAATCAATGCACGCTTCCTCTACCGTCAAGAGGTCGTCCCTAAGAATCATCTTAGTATTTTGCTAACATTAAAGTATAACGCGAACTTGATCTATAGATTAGGTCAGCCCAGTAATCTGAGGTGGGATAGCAATTTCAGAAAGATTTATGTTTTTGATAAATATATTTTTTTTCTTTCATCCCACGATTCACTTGTAATGATGAACAACAAAAAAAAACAAGAAAAGATGATGTTCGATATAATATTTTGAAAAATTCCTGGATAACAATTGAATATATCTCTTGACCTGTTCCCTGTTGTTGAACAAGGCACTATTTTAATCATACCTTTGTCAAACTGTGAACTTCCGCTATTCGCTCTAAGCGGTCTTAGAGACTGTCATGGCATATTACCAGGCGCGGAAACCCTGCGAAGGTAGGGTTATCTCGCCTTTGCTGTTGAGAAAGGTAGTTTAATTTGCACCCGACATCACTCTCATTGATTAAAGCACGGAGTGGAGATTACTGCGGTCCACAGTTCTGACAAACAGTGAAAGAGAAGGCCTGCGTAAAGAAAAAAGGTGTCGCGATGCGTGATGCAATTACCTTATGACAGACCTTGCGGTGATTTACGGCACAGGGCAGATTCCGGACGCTGTGAGCCCACTCATTCCTGCGAAGCCTGATTCTGCTGTACCTCAGGCTATATGATGGCCTGCGCAACAATCACATCCTGCCCATTAAACGTCGCGGCGGGGGAACCATACAGTTGATAACCAAGCGCCAGTGCTTCTGAAACCCGATGACAAAATTTAGCGTCATCCTTACCTGTCAGGAGACGATAACGAGGAAGACCATCCGGAGGTTCATGGCCCTTATTTTTTATTTCTGGGTTGCTCATGGTAGTGCTCCTCTTCAATTTTAGCCTTTTTGGCTCTGTCGTTATTTTTATCTTCACAAAACCATAAAAAATCATAATGGTCAATCTGGGCCATGCGTGCAGGGGAGTACCCCCGGGCCCTGGACGTCCCCTGTGTGCCAAGAGCGGAATCTGGAGCGCCAGAGGCCCTTTAAAAATTGATGATTCGTTTTGCAGGGATACTTACATTGCCACGTGTGTACTGACCATCTTAATAAATTCGGGGGTACGCCAGAGGTAGCAACGTTTCTTATCAATGGTGTTGATCACTACAAAAATGACTGTATCCCTGTGATAGCGGATTTCGTCCTTAGTGGAGAAAAGATCAATCTAAACATGAGCATGGGTTAGCGAAAAGTGGCATTAAACGCTTGAACATTTCACCTAACAAGTATACTGTTTATTTATACAGTACTTGCGTGAGGAGCTAGTTATGAAAGTGGAAATCACAATTGATCGCCAAAAAAAATTGCCGGATGGCGCTGTGCCTGCTCTGGAGAAGGAGCTACTGCGGCGATTGGATCAAAACTTTAATAACTGCAGTCTTGTGATTCGTCGGGCCAGCTCCGATGGGTTGACCGTGCTTGGTGGAATGGACGGAGATAAAAAACGTGTAGAGGAAATCCTGCAAGACACCTGGGAAAGCGCTGATGACTGGTTCTATTAAGTTGAGGTCCAGTAGCTTGCCTGGTTTATTTTGAGGATTTTGCTGTGAGTAAAAAACAAGAAATGCCGAACACCGGCTATGCAATTATCAGATGCGACGATGGGGTGATCGTTGCTCGTCTTACATCCTTTCCTGTGTGTGAGCGCGCTTTAATGTACCGGCGCGGCGACACTGTTTCGTTTATGCCTTTGCAGCCGGATGAGATAGTGGGGACTCTCTCTCTTTTTTCACAGATGATTGAAAAGGCTAGGTCTGGAGTTGGTTACCAGGTTCCCCCTGGTTCTGTTACAATCCCGTCATAGGCCTGAACAACCTATACCTGCTGCGTCACGGAGAGAAGCCATGACGCAAACAACCGAAGTATCAAAATCCCCTCTGACTGGTGCTCCTTCAACGAGCGCCGGTTTACTCTCGTCTTCGAAACTCACTTTTCGACAGCAGGAAGTTTTCGATCTGCTGGTGGCCTACATCAATCAGCATGGCTACCCACCTACGCTATCTGAGCTGGCCGATATGCTCGGCGTTAGCTCGTCTAATGCTGTCCTGTTGCATCTGCGTGCGTTAGAGAGAAAAAATTTCATAAAACTCTCTCGCCGTGTCTCCAGAGGAATTTCCATCGTCGGGCGAAAGGAGCCTATGCTCGCCGTGCAGCTGCTGCAGGAAATGATCGCTGAAGAACCCGGCGCGCGTGAAAGAGCGATTGAGTTTTTGCGACTGTTCGGTGATCAGCCATGAAGAAAAGTTGGTTTTTACACGAGCAGCTTTCAGAGGCTGAGGCTACAGAGCTGGTGGATCGATACCGTAAAAATAACTGTGTGGTTGAGAAGAGCTTATCCAGAGACTTTGCATCGTGGGAGATCCGCGTGTTGTTGCCGGAATCGAAGAAGCCGCCACGGATTGACAGGACCTACATACAGAAGATGTGGAGGGACTGATGCGAGCTTTGCTTAACGTGGATATTGCACGTCATCTTGGAATTGTGCTGCTTAAGCCGGGTAGTGAATTAATGCCGTTATTCGGTGCCGGCCGAGTTCTTGTTGAAATACCGCCGGCAAGCATGAAAAAGATACCCAGTGGACGTCTTCCTGATGCCCGGCAGCCATTGCGGGATGATATAGGGATCAGACCTTTTTTCATGAAGAAGGCGGTTATCACTGCAGCTGGTGGGGTTAGTGCCCTCGAGTCATGGTTGCGTAGGCAGGTTAAAAACTGTCAGTGGACACATTCCGATTACCATCACCATGAGCTCGTCCCGTTTCGCCATTCGACGGGTGTAATAATCGCATGCTGGCACTGTGATAATGAGCTGAAAAACCAAACGGAACACACCCTCGATCAACTGGTAGGTGTTAATAACGCTGACTGGGTAATCGACACTGCCCGCATCGCGCTTGGGCTGGACGCTCAGCGATCATTGTCACTGGCGGAGCTATGCTGGTGGGCGGTAGGCGCCGGGATTGGCGATGAAATTACAGAAGAAATGGCGCGCCGATCCCTGCGTATTAAAGACGATGGCATTAAATCTGTTTACAGGGAGAGTGAGATCGTTCCGTCGGTACCGGCCACCAGCATTCTTTCTCCCCGTATCGAAAAAGCAATCAGGCCAACGGCAAAAACAACGCCGGGCAAACCTCTGGTTCCTGTGAACGTCGATCCTGTTGCACCGGCGACACTATTCGCGAGACCTAAGCGGAGCCGATGGTTATCAGCTGACTTTATCTCATGGGTTAAAAAACAGCCGTGTATGTGCTGTGGGCAGCCTGCAGATGATGCCCATCATCTTATTGGCTGGGGGCAGGGCGGCGTAGGCACCAAGGCCCACGATATTTTTACGATCCCATTATGCCGCAAGCACCACCGTGCTTTGCACCATGACCCTGCCGCTTTTGAGCGTGAATACGGCACCCAGCCGGTATTGATTATTAAATTGCTGGACCGGGCATACGCGCTCGGCGTTCTGGCGTAGTAAGGAGAAGAACAGAATGACACCACGTCAACGCCGTCTACACCGTGCAGGATTAGAAACAGTGGCCGCCGCCCCGCGCAAAAGCTGGCTGGGCCGATTCACTCCCCTTAATGGCATTCAGTCCGCCTGGATAAAATCTCTGCTTACTGTATGGGGAGAAGGTATGAGAGGAGGTGCGGCCCCTCGCAAACCATCAGGACATTCATGCTGGCGAGGTATGAAGGGTGATCACTGGTCAGATAGAGCATTAGAGCGCTTTACGGCAGCAATTGAGCAGGCAAGGAGTGAAGGCTATCGCGGGCGGCAGGCACTAAGCAGGGCGCATGCCATTTTGTGGCCAAAACCTGCAACTGTGGCCATTGACGCTGCGATCACTGAGGATGATGTTGAATTTGTTGAACGATGTGTACTGGCGATATTTGAAACGGGTGATCCTGTTTATCTCGTTGGCGTTAACTATTACACCACCCGCAAAAAAATCTCAGACATAACACGGGAAATACAGCTGGTGGCGCCATGGTTAACAGACAGTGAGGCCCGGAAAAGAGTGCGCTGGTGTCTTGAAATATTCAGAGCAAAAGCTTTCCTTTCTGTTCATAAGGCGATTCATGCGGATTAGCAAAAAGTGCTATGTTGACTTTTTGGTATTGAAAATGGGCCAGAAAGTTAGATAATCCCTTCATGCTTGGCAGAGCTGCGCCACTCGGCAGCGACAAAAAGCGACAATCTGAATATAACGAAGACCCCGCCCGTGCGGGGTTTTTGCTTTCCGGCGATACGACAGGGGTATTCGCGAGATGCGCTGCATCAATACCCCTGTCATATCGTCGTATTGCATACGCAATCTCACATGCTTCAGCATTCACCGAGGATTTTTAATGATTTTTTTGAAGATCTCTAGGGCTTCGGTTGTTAACTGATCATGTTCGATAAAGTAACTGTCACATGCTGCCTACTTTTGAGCAGGGGATAGATTAGGGTTGCTTGTTAATTCAGCGGTTTTAGCTGCTATTTCTGCCAAACGTTCAAAAATCTCTGAAATTCTTTGGTTATCAGTAGATAGCATTTTACTTACCTCGTATTTACCTGATATCAGTGGGTGACTGCATTGAGTCAGGGCTTTGCAATAGCTTCAAGTATCAGAATGCATACAATTTAAGTGGGCTGTTGCTGGCTTATATTATGGCAGAGGCGCTGGCGGTATGGTCAGATATTGACACTTTGAATGTTTGCATCCTAAATTATTGATGTGGTGAATCCCCCTATGCGGAGGGGCGACCAGTCAGTTACAGAAACCTGTAAATGCAGCGCGGGCCATGCCGACTGGGGCATGCTCACCGTGAGGCACCCGGCACCACACTGTCACTAAGCATATTGAATATTTCATAGTGGGTTTACTTTTGCGGTTGCTCTGCTATGTTTATAGAACGTAAAGGCAAAAGTGAATGCTTCCTGGTAAATCGGTAGCTCGGACTATTAGGTGCACCTTCCTTTCGTTACAGCCTTGGTTGCCAATTTTCTTCCCGCTTCTCTGGCGGGTTTTTTTTGCTCGTAATCTGCCCAAATAAATCATCAAAACAAGGAAGGCGATGGATTCATTTGCAGGAACTCCTTTCCCCTTCAACGGAGTGAGGCTCAAAGCAATAAGAAGCGGAACAGAAGGATGCTTTACGCCGAAAAATTAGGTCATAGCGACGTTTGGCATTGAAGAGACGTTATTGAGATGTTAAGTTTTATGGGTGGTGAATCCCCCTGAGCGGAGGGGCGTAAACAGTATTGTTTTATTGCTAAACCGAATGCGCGAGTCATGGTGGCTGACCAAAGGCTTACCGGGAGGCACCCGGCACCACAACTTCACCTCAAGCCCACGTTAACGCGTAGGCTGTTCTTTTCCAGCGGATCTATTCAAAGGCTGCGCATTTGCGTGGCCTTTTTCATTTCAGGCTCACGGGAATCATCATCGATACGGCTCGTTGTTAAATCAGCCCGATGGGCCTGACCCCCTACACGCACAAAGCACCCCGTTAATCCGGAGGTGGAGTATGTATCGAATGGACAAGCTAACAACAGGTATTGCCTACGGAACGTCCGCAGGTAACGCGGGGTTCTGGATGTTGCAATTGCTCGACAAAGTATCCCCATCCCAGTGGGCCGCTATTGGTGTTCTGGGAAGTCTGGTATTTGGCTTGCTGACATACCTGACGAATCTGTATTTCAAAATTAAAGAAGACCGGCGAAAAGCTGTGCGAGGTGAATAATGTCTCCGACACTACGTAAAAGCGTTCTTGCTGCAGTCGGCGGTGGAGCCTTTGCGATTGCCTCTGCACTCATTACTGGCCCGACGGGTAATGATGGGCTTGAGGGAGTGCGATACGACCCTTATCAGGATGTGGTAGGTGTCTGGACGGTTTGCTACGGCCACACAGGTAAAGACATCATGCTCGGCAAAACCTATACCGAGGCAGAGTGTCGGGCGCTACTAAATAAAGACCTGAATACCGTCGCCAGGCAGATCAACCCTTACATCAAAAAACCGATCCCAGAAACTATGCGTGGGGCTTTGTACTCGTTCGCCTATAACGTCGGAACTGGTAACTTCCAGACCTCCACACTGCTTCGCAAAATCAACCAGGGTGACCCTAAAGGAGCGTGCGATCAACTGCTCCGCTGGACCTATGCCAAAGGTAAGCAGTGGAAAGGACTTATTACCCGGAGGGAAGTTGAGCGTGAAGTTTGTTTATGGGAGCAAAGATGAGTCGCTTAACCGCCGTTATCATCGCTATAACAATCCTGCTGGCCTCTAACGTGATTTCGTGGCGCTCAGGCTGGAGTTCTCACGCTGATCACATCAATGCTCAAGCTTCAAAGAAGAGAGAGAAGGCCGAGAGTACCATTAAGCCTGTAGAGGAAAAGGCCGCTACTGCTAACGAAGCGGGTAAGGTCATCTACAAAACAATAACCCGTGACGTGGTGAAATATGTTCAGTCTCCGAATCGTATTGTATGCAGGTTTGATGATGATGCTGTGCAGCTGCGTCAGCGCGCCATCGATGCTGCCAACTCCATCCCCGGATTTGATGAGCCCGCCGTGCAAAGCAAGTGACGCCGCGAAGGACAGCGACGAAGATCTGCAGGCTGATATTGAAAGCACTCAGTGCTTGCGGCAACTGAGATTGGATAAGTACCGCTGGCAGGCTTATTATAAAGCGATAGCCCGATAGGTTATTTTCTTGTTGAATTCAGTCCCTGCCTTGCTTATACCCTACCCAAAAATGAGTAGGTTGGTTGTGATTAGAAAATGTTATGCAAGAATGTCTGATCCAGCTTCAGGTGACAAACTGTCATTGGAAGTACTTGTATCAGATGGTGGACTTAAGATTTTATCTATTATTTTAATAAAGGAGTGGGACTCTCTCTCATGGTATAAAAGATAAGCAAGGTAAGTATATTTTACGAGGTGAACAGAATGCTGGGAATATCAATCTTGTCAGAGATGACACGATTGATTACACTCTTTGGGTGGTTAATAATTACACCGATGGAAATGGTGATTACGATGAATCCTCCCCTATGCTTTGCGCATTGTGCGAGGGGCAGATACTCATTATCTAATGCAAAAATACTTTTATAAGAAAACCATTAAGGCTTGATGAGCTCAGGTTTGAATATAACTAATCATCATACGCGCCTTATATGTTCGAAGGACATAACAACTCTTAGGTATCCTGTTTATGGATATCCTGGAAATGTGCTGCTGGTGGGCTTAGTTCTTGGAGTCTTTTGTCCAGCAGTTTCAGGTTATAAAAAACCCCGTGGAGTAAATCCGACAGATTGACGGGGTGCTGCAGGGGCAGCCAATGTAGGAGTATAGTCAGATTGCGGGATGTTTTTCTACTGGTTTTGAGAAAAAATGGAAGGCCAGATACTACAGGAAGTGGCTCATCCCTAAGCTCACAGGTAGAACGACGGACTTTGTCGTGGCAGAGCAAAGTCATTAGATAGTTTAGACAACACTCCGGATATAACAAGCGTAGCGGGTGTAAATCAGTTAACGGAGCTCAGCGGCTAAGGCATCAAGCATTCACTAAGTGGCTTTGATAATGCTATAGTTCGCCAGAAAGAACAGATTGCATGGTGTCATGCGATACAGCTCATATTTAGAACGTCAGGGTTAAGTTAGCGGTGAATATAACTATTAATAGTGGGTTTTTTGGTTATTTGCTTTTTTTATTGACTATGTGGCCAGTTTTTATAACGATGTGTCTAGCAATGTCTATAGCATTTTACGGAGTGCTAATGAAGAAGACTGCACTTGCCTGGCTGCTTTCTGCTTTATTTTTTGGCATATTTGGGGGGCTGTATGGGTATTAACTTACTGATATTGAGGTTTTTTTGAAGCCTGCAAGAATTCATTGCAGTCGTCATCCATCGAATTCATGTATGCTGATAAGGATTTTTAAAGGAAAAGGAATGGATGATGAATACCCAGAAGCTTCTGGATACATACATGTTAGTTGGTGCCGGTCTTTCTCGCGTCAAATATGAGATTTTCACGGGAGATGAAGGGTCATATGCATTTATTACGATTTATGCATATGAGCCTCATTTCCATATTAAGGGCTATGATTCCTTAAAGTTAGACGAAACTGTTGATGTCAGATCTCAGATCGAAGGGCATTTCGCATATACCTACCAGTAGCCAAAACCATATTTCTGAATCTACAGCCCCGCTTATGCGGGGCTTTTTATTGGGGTGAATATGGCATCAAGTTCACCCAAGTTCACCCTGGCATCATCCCTGTAACACAAAACGGTGTTAACGACTGCGTTATCACTAACTTCGGAAAAAGTTATGCCTCCACGCGCTAAACGACCTTGCCGGCACAAAGGATGCACGGCAGTAACGAATGATGTCAGTGGGTTCTGTGAGATCCATCGGCAGCAACACGCCGGTGATGGCTGGCGTAACTATCAGCCCGGAAAAACTCGGCATGAACGTGGTTATGGTCGTCCGTGGGAAATTAAACGGGCCCGTATCATGAAGAGGGATAAATACCTTTGTCAGAACTGCAGGCGAGACGGTATTGCCACGAAAGCTTCAAGTGTCGACCACATCATTCCTAAAGCTCATGGTGGTACCGATGATGACTTTAATCTGGAGTCATTGTGCTGGACCTGCCACAGCAAGAAAACAGCAACAGAGAGAACCCGATGAAGAGTTTCAAAATTGAATACGTTGATGGCGTTTTGACCGTTCTGGAGACTGATGGTCAGTCACGAATGAATGAAGCCGTGCATGGCATCCATTTTGAGCATGTCCAGGGCGGCCGCCCACTGCTGAAACTGACGATTGCGCATGATATTGCACCGGCACCGGCTGCTGAGTCGGCCCAGGAACCTTTAGTGGGTGAGCTGGTACAGGATCAACAATCTCCGTTTCCCGGCGGTCGTCGTTCCCGCCATCGTAGGGGAGGTAAGCAATGATGTATAAACGCACGGATCTGACGCTCTCCATGTTCTATGCATCCAGCGCTGATGCAGACGGGAACAAAGTGGCTACGTTGACGATGCAGGTAATTGCAGCAGAGGTTGGAGCCGTCCAGACCAGCCAGCTGCGATGTATAACCGATAGCGCGAAGAAAAAAACGTATAGCGTAGGTGAACAATCTGTCAGTAATGGTTCCGATCCGTTGCTGGTCGCGATTGAGAATTACTGGCGTCAGAGCACGGATGTCGGTAAGCGTACAGCGTGAACCGTCTGGTCATAATCTGAAGCATACGACAAAGTGGTGTCCACCAAATAAGTAGTGGGAACCAAAGTGTCAGATATGCAGAAAAATATGACTCCCGGCAGGCGTAAAGGCTGCCCTAATTATTCTCCTGAGTTTAAACAGCAACTCGTTGCTGCCTCCTGCGAACCCGGGATATCCATCTCAAAACTGGCGTTTGAAAATGGCATTAATGCCAATCTGCTCTTTAAATGGCGCCAGCAGTGGCGCGAGGGAAAGCTGCTATTACCTTCCTCTGAGAGGCCTCAGTTACTTCCTGTGACTCTCGATGCCACCGCCGTACAACCAGAACCGCCCGCTGAGGACTCAGAGCTCAGCATCAGCTGTGAGGTAACGTTCCGGCACGGGACACTCCGCCTCAACGGCACTGTCAGCGAAAAGCTTCTGACTCTGCTGATACAGGAACTGAAGCGATGATCCCGCTACCAACAGGCACCAAAATCTGGCTGGTTGCCGGTATTACCGATATGAGAAACGGCTTCAACGGGCTGGCTGCAAAAGTGCAGACGGCGCTGAAAGACGAACCGATGTCCGGCCATGTCTTCATCTTCCGGGGCCGCAGCGGCAGTCAGGTTAAACTTCTGTGGTCCACCGGCGACGGGCTGTGCCTGCTGACCAAACGGCTGGAGCGCGGGCGCTTCGCCTGGCCGTCAGCTCGCGATGGCAAAGTGTTCCTGACCCCGGCGCAGCTGGCAATGCTGCTGGAAGGCATCGACTGGCGACAGCCGAAGCGGTTGCTGACCTCCCTGACCATGCTGTAGGCTTCTTTATCCTGGTTGTCGCAGAATAAGCCTGGTAAAATGCTGGCTTATGAATGACATCTCTTCTGACGACATCCTTCTGCTGAAACAGCGCCTTGCCGAACAGGAAGCGCTGAACCGTGCCCTGCTGGAAAAGCTGGCAGACCGGGAGCGCGAAATAGACCATCTGCAGGCGCAGCTGGATAAACTTCGCCGGATGAACTTCGGCAGCCGTTCTGAAAAAGTCTCCCGCCGTATCGCACAAATGGAAGCCGATCTGAACCGGCTTCAGAAAGAGAGCGATACGCTGACCGGTCGGGTGGATGACCCGGCAGTACAGCGCACTCTGCGTCAGACCCGCACCCGCAAACCGTTCCCCGAATCACTCCCCCGCGATGAAAAACGCCTGCGGCCAGCGGGTTCCTGCTGCCCGGAGTGTGGTGGTGCGCTGAGTTACCTGGGTGAGGATGCCGCTGAACAGCTGGAGCTGATGCGCAGCGCCTTCCGGGTGATCCGGACTGTACGGGAAAAACATGCCTGCACAAAATGTGATGCCATCGTGCAGGCCCCCGCGCCTTCGCGCCCCATTGAGCGGGGTATCGCCGGACCGGGGCTGATGGCCCGCGTGCTGACCTCAAAGTATGCAGAGCACACACCGCTGTATCGTCAGTCTGAAATATACGGTCGCCAGGGCGTGGAACTGAGCCGTTCACTGCTGTCGGGCTGGGTGGATGCATGCTGCCGGCTGCTGTCCCCGCTGGAGGAGGCGCTTCAGGACTATGTCCTGACTGACGGTAAACTCCATGCCGATGATACCCCGGTCCAGGTGCTGTTGCCGGGCAATAAGAAGACGAAGACCGGGCGGTTGTGGACGTATGTTCGTGATGACCGCAACGCCGGGTCAGCGCTGGCACCGGCGGTGTGGTTCGCCTACAGCCCCGACAGAAAAGGCATCCATCCGCAGACCCATCTTGCGGGGTTCAGCGGTGTGCTACAGGCGGATGCGTACGCCGGGTTCAACGAGCTGTACCGCGATGGCCGGATAACGGAAGCCGCCTGCTGGGCTCACGCCCGCCGTAAAATCCACGATGTGCACGTTCGCACGCCGTCAGCCCTGACGGAGGAAGCCCTGAAGTGTATCGGCGAACTGTATGCCGTGGAGGCGGAAATAAGAGGAATGCTGGCGGAACAACGGCTTGCTGAACGTCAGCGGAAAACGAAACCGCTGCTTAGTACCCTGGAAAGCTGGTTGCGTGAAAAAATGAAAACTCTGTCGCGACACTCGGAGCTGGCAAAGGCGTTCACGTACACCCTGAACCAGTGGCCGGCCCTGACGTACTATGCAGAAAACGGCTGGGCCGAAGCCGATAATAACATCGCTGAAAATGCGCTGCGGATGGTCAGTCTGGGTCGTAAAAACTGGTTGTTCTTCGGCTCAGACCACGGTGGTGAGCGGGGAGCGTTGCTGTACAGTCTGATCGGGACGTGCAAACTGAACGGCGTGGATCCAGAAAGCTACCTTCGCCATGTCCTTGACGTCATAGCTGACTGGCCGGTCAACCGGGTCAGCGAGCTGCTACCCTGGCGCATCACACTGCCAACTGAATAACACATCCCCGTCAATACGGTTCTCGCTGTACGCTTACGGATGTCGTCGTTAAAGGATTGATCGCCGAGGTGACCGACTTCATCGCAGGGAACATCAACTCAGTTAGCACCTGGATTGGTCAGTTTGGGATGAAGGTTTTCGAGAACCAGCCATTAGATGAACGGCTTCCAGAAAGCGTACTGCAGGCCGATGGAGGATCTGCTACAGCGACAGGATCCTGACCGCCGGTATAACAACTGGTGTTCATTGAACGTCTGATATATGCCGGCCCACGCAGTGCGAACCATATTCGCTGCCGGCGCAGCCGGAATGACGACCTCCACCTCGACTGAGACAGCAGCAGCCAGGGGGGAGGGGGGAGCAAATCCCTGACCCCTTTCGCGCTTCGGGACTGCCCGTTGAAGTCTATTTTTACACGCCAGAAATAAGAAACTTTTTTCCGGAAGGTTTCATCTATCAAAGGAACGTTTATGGCCGGAGGAATTCGATCGTCCGGTGGTGGCCGAAAACCCACTTTACCCACCGGGCAAAAAAGCAAATTAACACGTATTGCGCCTCCTGCTGAGTTAATGGGGGAGGCGGCAATAAGAATGTGGAAGACGCAAAGCAAAATACTCATCGACCGAGGGGTGTTTGAGCTGGAGGACGCACCTTTGTTGCTGGCTTACTGCAATGCTTTTCATCTGATGCTCGAAGCCGAAAAAATGCTGGCCAGCGGACTGACCTCAGAAAGTGAAATGGGGGGGCTGAAAAAACACCCTGCAGTTAATGTCCGGAATGACTCGGTTTCCCAGCTTGCCCGCCTGGGCTCTCTGTTGGGGTTAGATCCGCTCAGTCGTCTTCGCATGACCAGCGGACAAAAGGATCCGGACGATGACGGGAATGAATTCGATGAGTTTGACTGATGGCAACCTATCCGAACGTCAATGCAGCGAACCAGTATGCGCGGGATATCGTTGGCGGGAAGATTCTGGCGTGTCAGTTAACGATACTTGCCTGTCAGCGACATCTGGACGACCTCGAACGAGCAAAGGATCCCCACTGGCCCTACCGCTTCGATAAAAACAAAGCAGAACGATTTCTTCGTTTTGCCCAGAAAATGCCTCATACCTCAGGGGAATGGGCCCGGCGTAAACTCCGGATTGAATTTGAAGCCTGGCAGAAGTTCGCTCTTGGCGTACCGTTTGGATGGGTACACAAGAAGACAGGCCTGCGTCGTTTCTCTGAAATCTATATCGAGGTGCCCAGAAAGAACGGGAAATCCGCTATTGCCGCTGCTGTAGGAAATTATATGTTTTGTGCAGATGGCGAGCATGGTGCAGAAGTCTATTGCGGCGCCACGACTGAAAAACAGGCATGGAAGGTATTTTCTCCGGCGCTGCAAATGGTGAAAAAGCTGCCGGCATTGCGGCAAAAATTCTCGATAAAACCCTGGGCAAAAAAAATGACGCGCCCTGACGGTTCGGTTTTTGCGCCTGTGATCGGTGACCCGGGGGATGGTGATTCGCCATCATGCGCCATCATTGATGAATATCACGAGCATACAACATAGACATTTCAGGGAGTCAGTAGTGTTCGCCATTGTACGTTAACATGATGAATAAAAAGATTTTTTATTGTTTTCATGTTCGGATGTGATCACATGCGTTTTCCTTGTTACGGTTCACTGTGTATTGCAGTGTGTATTGCTTTTGTGTTTGCAGAGAGTGAATAAATGGCTGCGGAAAACAAACTTAGTGACAGGCAACTAAAGGCGCTACAGGGTAAATCGCAGGATAAGCAGCGTCTGTTCTCCGATGGTCGGGGAATGTCGGTCAGGGTGAGTAAGAATGGTGCTGTGAGCTTTGTTATGTTCTACCGATTGGGCGGCAGGGAAACATCTCCGGTTTGGTTGACGTTGGGAAAGTACCCTGACATGTCATTGAAATTGGCTCGGGAAAAACGTGATGAATGCAGAACGTGGTTAGCGGAAGGGATTGACCCGCGTCACCGTATCGGCTTAATCACAGAAGAATCACAAAGACCGGTCACCGTAAAAGATGCACTTAAGTATTGGCTGGAGTATTACGCCAAACCTAAGCGCAGAACTTGGGAGGTCTGCGAACAACGTTTTGCCCGTTATATTTATGGTCGCCTGGGTGACGTGCCCCTAACTCTTTGTAATGCAGCAATGTGGGTAAAGTGTTTTGATGAGGTGAGAAAAACCGCTCCAGTAGCTGCCGGGCATACATTTCGAGATGTGAAGCAGGCACTCAAGTTTTGCCGGGTACGCCGTTATGCTACTTCCAACGAACTGGAGGATTTCACCGTTATGGATATGGGTGAAAGGGCGAAAAAAAGGGATCGTGTACTTACTGCTGATGAAGTGCGGGACGTTTGGTATTGGGCAAATACTGAGGAAAATAATTCAAAATTATCTCCTGTTAACCGGGTGACGCTTGTCATTTTAATGGTATTTGGATGTCGCGGACGTGAATTGCGAGAGTCACTCTGGAATGAATGGGATTTTAAAGAGTGGATTTGGACAGTGCCCAAAGAACACAGTAAGAATGGGCGCGAAATTATCCGCCCAATCCCCCCGCAAATCCGTCAATGGCTGGTAAATCTTCGTGCAATTGCAGAGGAGGAGGGCACAGAGCGCCTACTTAATGGTGAATTTGCAAAACAGACAGTTATGAGCACCGTAGGTAGCCGTTTTTGGCGTAAGTTCCGGCATGAAAAATCATGGTGTCTGCATGACCTTCGCCGGGTTCTTGCCACCAATCTAAATGACATGGGGGTTGATCCTCATGTTGTCGAACAGCTCTTGGGGCATACGCTACCGGGGGTTATGGGAATTTATAATCGTAGCCAATATCTGGCGGCAAAACTTGATGCTTTGACGAGATGGGTAGACTACCTGAATTCGTTGATCCGTTCTGATGCTAAAGAGGGAAGTCCCAATGTATAAATTCATGAGTAAAGCAGAACTTGAACTGATACCAGATCTGGAACGCGTTATCCGAGAACCGGAATGTTTTTGGATGACTGGTCTGCCAAAATCTACTCGTGCTTTTATGGAGAAAAAAGGACAGTTTCCAAAGCATCTGGTGCTGGGCCCTAAAATCTGTGCCTGGCGGCTTTCTGAAGTGCAAGAATGGATAAAGACCAGAGCACAATAAACTGACACTTTTCAAACCAGACCCGCTTATTCAGGCGGGTTTTTTTATAGGATTTTTGCTAATGAAAAAATTTATTGAACCAACCCCTGAGCAACGCCGGCAGTTACTGAACGAGTATGGTGTTCCATACGACCGTATTGTTCGTGAGAAAGAACGTCGTGATATCACCTCTCTATGTAGATCGTCAGCGTGGGAGATGGAGCAGAATGAGGCGTACCCGCAGCGACGTAAAATTGGTAAAGCGGGGGCAGGTTGGCTTCTCAGTGATCTGCTCCACTGGCTGAGAAACCTTGATAGGTAAACTTCAGGCATTACAACTTCACGCTACTTTAAGGGAAAGAGGCAATCCTCAAAACAAGATTAGCCATGATCAAAAATTGTAGTTGTTGATAAAAATGGTCTCGAGTACATTCCTAACATTGACCGTATAATCCGTGAGAAAGAGTGTAGGGAACTCACTACTCTTGCGAACAGTACGCACTGGAAGCTGGGGAGGGGAGGGAAGTTCCCTAAACGGATCAAGATCGGGGCTGCAGCAGGAGCTTATCGCCTCTCTGAAGTGCAGGCCTGGATTAGAGCAGATAACTGGATAAGTTGAATAAGGAGAATTTTATGACGATGTGTGTTTTTTGGAAAGATAAAGATAATAATATTCATATAGCAACTGATTCTCGGCTAAATAATGACTCATCGGCTCTCGATCATTGTTTGAAAATATCTAGACTTAATTGTGAAATACACGAGTGCAATGATATAAGTGGTGGTGATAAGGTTTTTATAAAAAATATTAAGCTTGCCATTTCTTTCTGTGGCGGGTTTGTTAGTGCTTACACGATTAAAGAGAGTTTAACTGAAATACTAAATAAAATGGTCCTTGTTCCTGACTCGTCTAATATTTCAATGGATTTGATAACTGATGTGGCCTTGACGGTTTATGAGAAAGTAATAAGAGATGCAGTTCAATATTTTATCGGTAAAGTAGGAGCTTGTAATTTTTACATAGCTGGATTTTGTCCTATTTCTAATGAAGTAGAAATGTATAAGTTGGGTGTTAGAGAACATGATTCTCAGACAGGGTTTGATTGCTTCAAAGAAAAATGCTTCCAAGATACTGATTATATTATAGATGGCAGCGGTGCGGGTTTTTTAGAACAGACTGACTCATTAGATAATCATTATCTTAAAGCGTATCGTATTAACAATCAAAAACCATTGCTAGATTTATTACTTTCTGTAATTGAAGATGAAGGTTGTGCTTCTGTTGGTGGGGCTATACAATACGCAAAATGTGAACATGATAATATCATTATACATGCAATGTATGATCATAAAAATGGCGCCGTGAGATATATGCGTGGTGGTGTTGATATTAATGAGTTAATTGGTGATTATGCTGCGCGTGGAGTGGTATTTGAAACAAATATGATTGGGAAATTAAGATAAAATGAAAGATATAGATGGTGTTCATAAACTTTTGGAGGTGATGAAACCTCACATGAGCAGTATTGAGAAACGTTTTGCAGAAATGAATGATATGTTTCTTGGTCTTATGAATCAACCTCACGATAATATTGGAAGGGTTTTGAAATGCCATCTTATAATTGAGCACTTTTTGACTGGTTTTCTGCATAATTATTATAAAATTGAAAGGCTTGATAATCTCAAGTTGCGTTTTGCTCAGAAAGTGGAAATTATCCCTAGAGCCGGTGAAAGTGCTTCTTTTGTTAGGCCGGGGATCATCCAATTAAATAAAATTAGAAACAAATTTAGCCATGACTTAAGTTCTAGCATCCAAAAACATGATATTTCTGCAATTTATGAAGTGCTAACTATAGCAAGAAGAAAAAGCACATTCGATGATCCGATAGAAGCAATAGAAGCATTCACACCAATTGCATGCGCTTTTCTTTCTTTACCGCCACCAGAGTTGCAAAAAGTTTTCATAGAGGCATTCACATCAATCTCAACCTACGATCCTGAATAATTCCTAAAATAGATAATTATCTATCTTTGTGCTCCCGGCAGTGTTACCAGCACTAGCCGGGTTTCTGATCAAACCGTTACTTGAGATAACAATTACTGCTACTCAACAGTCTATCCACACTCACCCTCAATCATGCTGGTGGTTCATTAACATACGAACACTTGGATTACTTTCTCTGGTGACGCTGCAATTGTTCTTTCGCTAGGGTGGTCATGGTCTGGGCATTACTGACTACTTGCTCTCCGATATCGCCAATGAGGGCCAGTGTTTCAAGTGCTTTGTTAAGAGTGAGTTGCACATTCTCGGGGCCGCTTGAAGCAGTCTGCCGTCTGGCTATTTCGCCACGTAAGGCAGAAACGATAAACCCGGCATTGCTTTCGCCATCCCGCTTAACTAACTCCATGCTTTCCATCACATCGTGTGGAATGCGCACTGTGGTCATTTGTGATTTTGCATTTTTATATACGGACATAGTGAATTACCTGATTGAATCGTGTATCTCACTATACATATAAATGAGATACAAAAAAACTTGAATTGTATCTCATGCAATATTATGGTGTATCTCACCAGGTGGTGTCCTGTATCTCAGTTTTTAGGCCACTTAGTAAAAACAGCGAAGCCCGGAAGTGCGCGAACACTAACCGGGCTTCTGACCAAACCGTTAGTTGAGGTAACAGATATGGCTGGTAAACAGCATACCCAAACTCACCCCAAATTTACATGGCTATTCTTGGCTACCCGAGAAGCGTTTTCTGAATGTTCACCTGTAGTCCTCAGATGTGATGCAGATTCGGAGGAGGATGCTCGAGCAATCTTCCCTGAGTGGCATCTAACCTTTGCAGCAAAAATCCGTACTGAAAGTCCCTATTCGTATACTTGGACTGACAAAAATCGAGCAACTCTCTGGTCAATTATGGGAGGCGAAATCAACCTTCCTCTGGAGGCTCGAAATGTCTAAGCCACAACTGCGCTATATCGCTGAACTAAAAAATCTTGAAGAGCATGAGCAGGAATTGCGTACTGCCGCGCTTAGTGCTGCCCAAGCAAAAATCGTGGCGACTATGCTGGTGTGTTATCCCAATGCAATGGAGGACGGTGAAATTACCGCGATTGGCCAGTTATTTGAGTCCCTGGCCACTAACCTCGATAGTTTCTTGAAAGCAGAATGCGAGCGTTTTGAAAGTTGTTCGGAGGTTCAGTCATGATTAGCAACGTCAAATTCAATGAACTGGAAAAACGCTTTGATCTGCTGGTGGAGAAAGTCAACGTTCTTGAAGAAAAAGTAAGAGCGCTGACTGATAGTCAGGGCGGTGAAATCCCACCCGGTATGACTCCTGTCGCTACGCTGGCGGCTGAGTATGGCATTTCTACCAAAAAAGCGGAGGAACTGGCGAAAAATACGGGCGTTATGTTGGTTAAGCTGAAATCAGGAGGCTTTATTGTGCCTGATGAGAAATTCAGGGAAGCGGCCCGACTTGTTCTCCGTAGCGCAAAACGAAAATACGGTTCGGCCTACTGGTTTCATCCGCTGATGGGCAAATTCCAAATGAGCGGAGGGATCCCGAAGTGAAAAATGCACCTAACGTAAAGGCGCTGCCGAAAGACAAGTTTACAGAAGCGATTATTTTCGCGGGTGCCGACGCGTGGAGTCATGCCAAAGGCTGGGAAGAGGGGTTAGGAAAGCAGATCGCGGAAGATACCACGCCTCCTGTTTATCTTGGCCCGCGGCAACTGGAGGAACTGGATAACCTGCGCATTATCGATGATGGCCGCCGAGCTGCACGGGTGTACCTAGCTGGCGATATCGAGACGTCGATGATTAGTGCCATTGGTGCCAAGCTGGCACAGGCTGGGGTACAGGAGGCAAAACTTTATAAGGGTATTCCCGATACTCATCCGGAGGACTGGCGAGATCACCTTAATCGGATTAGGGAAGGGAAAAGCACAGTAGTAAATCTGCCAGTGACGAAAAGAGAACCAGCGCATGATGAAGTTAGCCCGGCTCTTAATCAGATGGGGGCCAGCCAGCGCGGGCAAGTGCTGCTGGCCCATTACGATGGAGACCTGGCTATTCATGCTGATTCGGACATGGTTCACCACTATAACGGTGTGATCTGGAATCCACTCCCGGATAAAGAGCTGCAACGGGCAATGGCGCAGATTTACATTGATGCTGAGGTAGCCTATTCGCAGAACGCCATCAAATCGGCGGTGGAAACCATGAAGCTGAGTCTGCCGGTGATGGGCGTAACAGCCCGCAACCTCATTGGCTTCAGCAACGGCGTATTTGATACCCGGACGGGGCAGTTCAGGGAGCACAGCAAAACCGACTGGTTGTTGATTGCCAGTGAACTGCCATTCAGTCCACCAGCTGAGGGGGAGACACTGGCCAGCCATGCGCCGAACTTCTGGAAGTGGTTACGCCGTTCCGTGGCCTACAACGACCGCAAAACAGACCGTGTGCTGGCGGCGCTATTTATGGTGCTGGCGAACCGGTACGACTGGCAGCTGTTCCTTGAGGTTACGGGCCCCGGCGGTAGCGGTAAAAGCGTGATGTCTGAAATATGCACCATGCTGGCAGGCAGAGCCAATACTGTGGCCGCCAGTATGAAAAATCTGGAGGACGCGAGGGACAGGGCGCTGGTGGTCGGCTACTCACTGATCATCATGCCGGATATGACCCGTTACGCTGGTGATGGCGCCGGGATTAAGGCCATTACCGGCGGCGATAAGGTGTCAATCGACCCGAAACATAAAGCACCATATTCAACCCGTATTCCTGCTGTGGTACTGGCCGTAAACAACAACGCCATGACCTTCAGCGACCGCAGTGGGGGTATATCGCGCCGGCGAGTTATATTCAACTTTACGGAAGTTGTTCCGGAAAACGAGCGCGATACGATGCTGGCTGAAAAGATAGAAGGTGAGCTGGCCGTCATCATTCGCCACCTGCTGATCCGCTTTTCCAGTCAGGACGAAGCCAAACAGCTGCTGCATGAACAGCAGAAGTCAGAAGAGGCACTGGCTATCAAGCGTGAAGGTGATTCGCTGGTGGATTTCTGCGGTTATCTGATGGCGTCGGTAGTGTGTGATGGGATGTTTATCGGCAATGCGGAGATTGTGCCATTCAGCCCGCGCAAATATCTGTATCACGCCTATCTGGCATACATGCGGGCCAATGGCCTGAGTAAGCCAGTCTCTCTGATGCGGTTTGGTACCGATATGCCAGGCGCAATGGCCGAGTACGGGAAGAAGTACGAAAAGCGGAAAACCAAGCACGGTATCAGGTCAAACGTTACGCTACACGACGACTCAGACGACTGGATGCCGTCATGTAACAATAATTCTGAAAGTGCTGGGCTAGAGTAAAGTTATAGGTAAAGTGTTCACCAGTATTCACCATGTTAAAAAGTCTATTTATTACATGATGTTAAGGGGTGAGCACTTATTTATGAAGTATTCACCAAGTATTCACCTGTTCACCTTTTGATTGTTTTTTAGCCTAAAGGGTGAAGGAGATGGTGAACACTTGTGAACACTTAAAAGTGATGTGTTCACCACTTAATAAATTGAATTTATTGATAAAAAGTGTAAGAGTGAACAGGTGAACCCTTAAACATATATTTTAAATTTTAAAGCTTAGGAGTTGTGACATGCCAATCACATACGAAGAACGTAGGGAGCACATGGAGATGTATGGTTTAACCAGTCTTGAAACGATGCACATTGCTGAATATCGGAAAGCACTTGAGGAGGAGGCATTCTTCTGGGATGATCCACACGGGTTTGTTATGCATACTCTTTCTGGCGAAAGGCTCGTTACAAATGTAGAACAACTGGATGCTTTGCTAATGCATCTTGAAAGTTATAGGGCTAATTTGCCTGAGTCGTCGAGATATATGTTTAAACAGAATCAAATACGTAGTATTTAAGTGAGAAAAGATTATAATAAAAAAAATTTTAAGGCAGGATGGCGTGGTTAATTATTTTTAAGATTAAATGTTTATTTAATATTTGACCGCGGTGGTGGATTGTTGTAAATAAAACTGAGGTGATTAATGGACTGGAGTAAGATTCCTGATGAATTAAAAGGGAGATATGATTCTATTTCTGGGATTGATTATGGGTGCTTAAAAATTTCACTCCTTGAGCAAATGAATGTAAATCCTATGCCTACATCGCCTGAAGGGCATAGTTTATCATATGAAATATTCTCAAGTGAATTTAATACGATAATGGTGGTGGCACATTTCTATGAAAATTTGTTATCTTTTGAAGACAGGCGGCAGGAGTTGCAGGGGTATAATGATTTTCAAATTAAAATTCCCGAGCTTTATTTCCAACATCCGTCATTAAACGTCATGTCATCTATTCCGCATAAAGAAAATGTAATTATTTCTGAAGTGGTAAGGAAAACTAAGCAAAAGTTAAATTACTCGAAAGATGAATCTTTTGTTTTGAGTCAATTGCATAAACTTGAATTTATCTCGGTTTTTTCTCATTTAGAAGCATACATAGAAAGTTTGCTAGTGGAATTCATTGGGCTTGAGCGAAAAAAAGCTGCAGCAAAAGTTAGAAAGGCATCGTTGCCAGATTTAATTGCTGAGGTTTTGAGTACAATTAACCCATTGATAATTGATGTTATTAACTATTTGGATAAGGATGCGCTGCGTTATATTAGGTTCTGCTATAAATTAAGGAATTTGCATACGCACAATCTTGGGATTGTTAATGAGTACTTCTACAACGAGTGTATTAAAAATAATTACTTTGTGCATGATGTTTCTCTTGAAACAGGTGAGCCCGAACTTGAATATGCAAGAATGAATTTTGAATATTTTGATTATGTTTTTCATGTCGGGAAGGTTGTAAATTTATCTTCTATGTTGCGACCTTTTAGACTTTTCGCTAGAGAGATTGTTTTCATCACAGAGGCATTTTGCAAAGTCGAGGGGAAGTGAGGTTGAGTTTTCTGGAGTGACTGATGCGCTTAATTTTTGTTTGATGGTGCATCAGTTAAGTGACTTTGTTTTAATAATGTTGTTGGGAAGGTTGCCTTCTGAAATAAATGTACGTTTTTTGCTGTTTGATTCAAGAGAAAAATTGCGGTGATGTATGAATTTATACTGTGATTTTTCAATATATTATTGAGATTTTTTCTTACCCCACTATCCTTATCGTTGATTTCGGGGTTTATAAAAGTCAATGATAGACTTCATTAATTGTAAATTATTTGTTCATTATCTTTCATTGCTGTTCATCATCAAATACGGTTATTTACTTCATTGTTTCAATGTTTATCTTAGGGAGTGGCACTCAGACGTGAGCCGCCGCTGGCCGTTTAACCAAACTGTGCGAGATAGCCGGAGAGAGTCCTAAATAGGTTAAATGGCCATTTTCTTTTCTGCGCTGGTTTCACGTCTCAACGTTAATTGTTACGGAAACCACTCCATGAAGAAATTACTCGAATTACGCCAGCAAAAAGCTGCCCTCAAAACGCAGATGCGATCCATGCTGGAGAAAGCCGACAATGAAAAGCGCAGCCTGAATGATGAAGAGGGGAAACAGTTTGACGAACTTCGCGCCCGTGCTGATACGCTTGAAGTGGAAATTACCCGCCTTGAAGCCGTTGCCAACGATGAGCGCAATCTGCCTGGTACTTCCGTAGAAGGTGAGCCAGTAAACAACGACGAACTGCGGCACTACATCATGACCGGTGATACCCGTTCTCTCTCCACGCTGGTGCAGGCTGATGGCGGCTATACCGTTATCCCTGAACTGGATAAAGAGATCATGCGGCAGTTGCAGGATGATAGCGTGATGCGATCTATCGCGACAGTGAAGACAACCAAAACCAACGAATACCAGAAGCTGGTATCTGTGGGCGGTGCTGCCGTTAAGCATGGGGCAGAAGGTGAAGCGCGTGCAGAAACTACCACACCGAGAATGGAACGTGTCGATATCAAACTCAGCCCGATCTATGCATACCCGAAAACCACTCAGGAGATCCTCGATTTTTCCGAGGTGGATATTCTGGGTTGGTTATCTTCTGAAATCTCCGACACCTTCAGCGCTACTGAAGAAAATGATTTTGTTAACGGCGATGGTGTGAAGAAGGCTAAAGGCTTTCTGGCTTATGACCGTGTGTCCACCAGCGATAAAACCCGCCCGTTCGGTACGCTGGAGAAAATGGAAACTGCTGCTGTTAACTCAGATGGTTTGATCGACCTGCTATACAAGCTGAAAGCAAAATACCGCAAGAACGCCGTATGGGTGATGAACTCGAATACTGCGGCCACGCTTCAGAAGCTGAAAAACGATAACGGGGACTATATCTGGCGCGATCGTCTGGTCGCTGACTCTCCTGATACGCTGCTGGGCCGTCCGGTTCAGTATCTGGAAACTATGCCCGATGCGGCTCCGGGAGAAGCATTTCTGGCGGTAGGCGATTTTAAGCGTGGTTACTTCATTGTCGATCACACCACAGGCGTGCGCACCCGTCCTGACAATATCACCGAACCGGGTTTCTACAAGGTGCATACCGATAAATACCTGGGCGGCGGCGTGGTGGACTCCTGCGCCATCAAGGTGCTTGAGCTTTCCGGCTCCGGTTCCTGATCTGACGTTTAAGGGGCTTCGGCTCCTTTTGCCCTCTGTGGAGTCCAGTAATGAAAACAATCGATTTTGAAATCCGAACCTCTGAGCTGAGCGCCAGCAACAAAAAGCTGGTGGGCTATGCCGTGCGCTGGAACAGCCTGTCAGAAGTTATCTGGGATGAGTTCCGCGAGCAGTTTGTACCGGGGGCGTTTAAAGACAGCCTGGCATCCGGTAGCGATGTGCGCGCACTGTACGAGCATAACTATACCCAACTGCTGGGGCGCACTAAATCCGGCACGCTGGTGCTGTCCGAGGACGATACCGGGCTGCGCTTTGAGCTTACCCCACCGAATACCCAGCTTGGGAATGATGTGCTGGAGCTGGTGGAACGTGGGGATATTTCCGGCATGAGTTTTGGTTTCCGTGCGCTGAAAGAGGCATGGGATATCGGCCAGTCTCCGTACCTCCGTACTGTAATAGCTGCCGACCTGCGGGAAATCACAGTTACGTCTATGCCTGCTTATCCTGAATCTGGTGTGGAAATCGCGCACCGTTCGCTTTTCTCCCAACATCCTGAACTGCGTCGCGCTGGCGATAACCGTCGCCGCTGGGCTGAATTAGCGGGGCTTTGATATGTGGAATATCTGGCCGTTTGGCCGTAAGTCTGAACCCTCCGAGCAGCGCAGCATGACCATTGATGAGTTTCTGGCGATGGCAGGGATTCCAAATACCGTATCAGGCGAGTACGTGTCTGCGGGTACTGCGGAATCTCTGCCGGCGGTGATGAATGCTGTTTCCGTTATCAGTGAAGCTGTGGCGACAATGCCCTGTTACCTCTATCGGGTACGAAATGATAAAGGACGAGAGGCGCGGGAGTGGCTGAGCAATCACCCGGTGGATTTTCTCCTGAACGAACAGCCTAACGACTGCCAGACGCCTTACCAGTTTAAACGCACGATGATGCGCCACTGCCTGCTGAATGGTAACGCCTATGCGGTGATCCAGTGGGGCCGTGACGGCCAGCCGCAATCCCTGCATCCGTATGCGCCGGGGGCGGTTGTTCCCGAACGTATTGGCCAGCATAAGTACAAATACACCGTTACTGAACCGTTTACGGGGGCTGTGCACACCTACTTGCAGGAAGAGATGCTGCACCTGCGTTACTCCACCGACGATGGCTTTCTGGGGCGTTCGCCGATCACCGTCTGCCGTGAGGCGTTGGGGCTGGGCCTCGCTCAGCAGCGCCACGGTGCCAGCATTATGAAAGATGGCATGATGGCGGCTGGCGTGGTCACTACTGCTGAATGGCTCGACAGCTTAAAGGGCAAACAAGCTCTGGACGCACTGGAACGCTACAAAGGTGCCAGAAACGCCGGGAAAACGCCGATCCTTGAAGGTGGCATGGACTATAAGCAGCTTGGCATGAGCAATCAGGATGCTGAGTGGCTGGCCTCCCGTCGCTTCACCATTGAAGATATTGCCCGCATGTTTAACGTTTCTCCTATCTTTCTGCAGGAATACAGCAACAGCACCTACAGCAATTTTAGTGAGGCGAGCCGCGCCTTTCTTACCATGACAATGCGCCCGTGGCTGGCGAACTTTGAGCAGCAGATTAAATCCGCGTTGCTGGTGGCATCGCCTGTACCCGGAATCCGTTATCAGGTGGAGTTCGACTCTGCCGATCTTCTTCGAGCCACTCCAACCGAACGTTACGCAACTTATGAGCGCGGTATCAAGAACGGGATCATGAACCCGAACGAAGCCCGCGAACGGGAAGGGATGCCACCGCGTGAAGGTGGCGACGAATACAGTCAGGCATGGAAGCAGGAAGTGAAGGTCAGTAAGGACAACAAGGACGGTGACGAATGAGAGCCGGAAAGATGAAACGCCGCGTCACTTTTCAGAAGTCAGAATCTCACCGTGATCAGATGGGGCAGGTTATCTCTGTGTGGTCTGACCTTGCCACCGTCTGGGCTGAAATCCGCGCTATAAGTGGGCGTGAGCGTATGTCTTCAGGGGGGCTCTACTCCGAAGCCACTGTACGAATCTGGACGCGCTACCGCGACGATATCACCACCGCAAACCGCATTTTGTACCGCTCGCCAAATGTCCGGGGGCAGGTTTACGGCATTGTGGCCGTCATTCCTGATGTGGATCACACCCGGCTTGAGCTGCTGTGCAAGGGAGGCATTTTCAATGAATGAGTTAATTGGTCTGGAAGAAGCAAAGCTGCATTGCCGTATTGATGATGATTATGAAGACACGCTGATACAGGCGTACATCGATGCGGCGCTGGAGGTTTGCCAGAAGCATATCGGCAAGCGGTTTGATAACGGGCTGGAGTTTACGCCAGCTATCAAGATTGGCTGTCTGATGTACGTATCTCAGTTGTACGAGTACCGCACGATGATTGGTGATACTGACGCCAAAGAGATACCGATGGCTGTCTCTGCGTTGTGGTCTGTCTATCGTGATGTGGGGGTGTACTGATGCCGTGGCAACCACTACACCGATGCACTGAGCCGGGATGTAATAAAAGGGTGAAGTCTGGCAAGTGTGACGAGCATAAGCGGGATGCCCGCCGACAAAGCGACAGCCGAAGAGGTACGCGAACAGAGCGTGGTTACTCCAACCGCTGGGGCGAATACCGTCGTCATTTTCTGAAAGCTAATCCGCTGTGTGTCCATTGTCTTAAGGCTGACGTCTATACATCGGCAACTATCGTCGATCACATCATCCCTATCGAGGGTGAAGCCGATGTGCTGTTCTGGCCTGCCAGTAATCACCAGTCGTTATGTGCTGCCTGTCATGGACGGAAGACAACCACAACAGACCCGGTGACGAAGCAGCAGCGTAAAGCCGGTAAGTTCCGTGAGCAGGAAGAAGCAGCATGTCATCGCACCGACTGGATCTATGAGGCAAACAATGACTGAGCAGGAACAGCAGCGGCTGATTAGTGGGCTGATAAAGCAGCGTGAGTCATGGCAACCAGCCAGACAGAGGGCGTTTAAGAAGCCCGCAGCAAAGCGCATGAGCCCGCGTGACCGGGAGCTTATGGAATGCTTTCGCAACCGCTGACAGGCCGAATGGACGGGGTGGGGGAGGTTTTCAGGACAAGCCCCTCTCAGCGAGGAACCACCTGCCCCCTCAAATTTTTGCGCTCGGTAATTTTTTTGAAAATAAATCGCGATGGAAACGAGAAATTTTTATGGCAAGACCACCAAAACCGCCAGCTTACCTTGATGAGCTAGCCGCGCAGCAGTGGAAAGCAAAGGCGAAGCAACTGGCGGAGCGCGGGGATCTGACTCCCGCCGACTGGAATAACCTTGAGCTTTTTTGCGTCAACTATTCGTTGTACCGCAAAGCCGTGGAAGACCTTGCCAGCCGTGGGTTCAGCATTATTAACAGCCAGGGCGGCGAGAGCCGGAATCCGGCGCTGAGTGCAAAGGCCGATGCTGAAAAAATCATGATTAAAATGTCGTCGCTGCTGGGCTTTGATCCGGTAAGCCGCCGTCGTAACCCTGTAGAAATGGAAGAGGAAGACGAGCTTGACCGTCTGGGATGAGTACGCAAACGCGATAAAAACGGGCGAAATTCCGGCCTGTAAGCGCGTAAAACAGGCCGTGGAAAGGTACTTTTCAGACCTGAGTGACCCCCGTTATGAGTTCGATACGGCGACCGTAGAGCGGTTTATTGCGTTCTCCCGGCTCTGTCCTCACGTCAAAGGACCGCTGCGCGGCCAGCCTATTGAACTGGAGCCGTGGCAACAATTTGCCTTTGCTAACCTGCTGGGATTTAAAGTCAGGGAATCAGGCCGCCGGAAGTACAGCAGCGCCTTTATTGAAGTGCCGCGCAAGAATGCCAAATCTACCGTAGCCGCCATGCTGGCTAACTGGTTTCTGGTAATGGAGAAGGGCCAGCAGGATATCTATACGGCGGCGGTAAGCCGGGATCAGGCCCGTATTGTGTTCGACGATGCCCGTCAGATGTGCCTGCTGTCAAAACCGCTGAAAAAGCGCGTCAGTATTCAGGCGCACAAGGTCATTTACCCAAAGAGCAACAGCCTGTTAAAGCCGCTGGCGGCAAAAGCGGCCACCATTGAAGGGACTAACCCCAGCCTGGCGATTGTCGATGAGTACCACCTTCACCCGGATAACGGCGTTTATTCCGCGCTTGAGCTGGGTATGGGCGCACGACCGGAGGCGATTTTGTTCGCTATTACGACCGCCGGAAGTAATGTTGTCTCAGCCTGCAAACAGCATTATGACTACTGCTGCCAGATTCTGGCCGGGGATGAGAGTAACGATTCGCTGTTTGTACTGATCTACGAGCTGGACGACGAAAGCGAGGTTGAGCAGCCTGAAATGTGGATCAAGGCTAACCCTAACCTTGATGTGTCCGTTGACGCGGCGAAACTGGAGTCCACCATCCAGAAAGCGCGGGGCATACCGTCGCAGTGGGTGGAAATGCTGACCAAACGTTTCAATATCTGGTGTCAGGGCTCCACTCCGTGGATGGGTGCCGGTGCATGGGACGCCTGTGCGCTCGACTATACCGAAGAAGATCTTGCAGGGATGGAGTGCTACGCAGGATTTGACCTGTCCTCAACCAGCGATATCACCAGCGTGAGCTACGCTTTCCCGTTCGACAGGGAGATCTGCCTGCTGACCCGCCATTATCTGCCGGAAGCGCAGTTGCTTAACGTCGCCAACAAAAACCGCGCTATCTACCGCCAGTGGGTGAAAGCGGGCTGGATACGCACCACACCCGGCGACTGTATCGACTATGACCGCATTCGTGACGATATCCTGTGCGATGCTGAAATCTTCAATATCAGGCTGGTGGGCTTCGATACCTGGAACGCCACGCATCTGCGTACTCAGCTTCAGGGAGCAGGTCTCGATGTGGAGCCGTTTCCTCAAACCTATCTCAAGTTCAGCCCGGTAGCGAAATCCTTTGAGGTATTCGTCAACCGCAGGGTTGTGCGTCATCGTGGCGATCCTGTTCTCTCCTGGGCAATGGGTAATGTGGTTATGGAGTCTGACGCCAACGCCAATATCAAGCCTAACAAGAAGAAATCCGCTAACAAGATCGACCCTGCTGTATCAGCGTTGATGGCGTTCGGTACTTTCCAGTCTGAGCACGAATATTTTGCTTTTGATATGAGTGACAGTCACAAAGAACGATTGGCGACATTTAATGGTATTTGAGTATCGTTGCTGCTTATAAAACATAGTTCGGAAGTAATTAAAAACGCTTAACTATTTGCATGTCTCTATGTATGTTTATCAATTTTGATGGGAAGGGGTAAAGAAAGTCCCTTCCAACAAATCCTATTAATGCTGTACATACTTCATTATAAATTACCTTTTTATTACTAGCTATGAATCCTTGAGCATAGATAGGGCCATAGCCTGGTGATAGCGAAGTTGTGAGTATGTTATCACCTTGCCTTTTTATTTGAGTAAAAAAACAATGTTTATCGGAAAATAAAGATAGTTCATTATGCCCAAATGTAACCACTTGGAATTCTATGTCATATGGGTAATTTAATTCTTGGTGTATGAATAGTTGCTCCTTTAAATAAGGGATTGCTCGATATAAATGTAATAACTCTAGGCTAATGTTTGCATTGGTACCGTTTAACATATAACCGCCACCAGGCGAGATTATTGTTGTGCCATCATTTAGAGTGATGAATGCATTTAAATGTTTTGTTCTTAAATTGTACCTTTCTTCGGGAGAGTATTTTTTACTTGCTGTAGCGTTTTTTATTATATATTTATCAAGTAGGTGTGGCCACTCGTCATATATAAGCTGAAGAAGGTTTTCATCTAAAAAAACCAAGTTTTTCTCTCCGTGTTTGTGACCAAATATTCCAAGTATATAGATATCATTCTCATCAACTTTAGCAAATGCAATATTTTTTGTTCTTGTTATGTATCTTTTATGCTTTCCAGTGCCTTGAGGGTTTTCACCTAAGTGAAAGTGATGTAATCCAAAGTCATTTAGAAAGCCGTCATTAAAGTCTATTCTTTCCAGGTGATGGCTTTGGTAACTATTTATGTTTATGCCTGCTTGCATCTTATGAATTAATGCAAAAAAGCCCTTAGTGTTATTTGACGGTATCTTTAATGTACTGTGCAAATGAACATTTCTTTTTTTAGGAGGTATAATTCGTATGGACATATTGAGCAGTAATTCTAAATAGTTTGATTCTCCATGCTTAGGCAGTTTGAATCCGGCATCTAAAAGAGTTTTTTTACAAATCGCATCTATTGATTGTCTAAAGTTAATGCGTATGTTGTTTATCATGATATAGAGTCCCTCTTAATTATAACCGTTAGATAATTATTGTTGCTGCCTCTTTAACTCATTCTAAATGAGTGTATGGAAATTTTATAGCACTTAGCTCACATGATTTTACAGCTTTTTAAAGGGTATCTATTGCTACTGTCTAGCCCAATAGACACATGGCCATGAATGAGGGGTGTCTGTAATGGTGCGGTTAACAGACTAGTAAGTCTTACTTCTGTGTATTGCTGTGTGTATTGCACAAAGGACAAAACAAAGAGCTTGAATGAAATTCTTCCCTTTTTAATCAATGGATTAAAAATGCTTGCAATAAATATCACGAACATACTACTGATGCGCTTTACACGGCTTTGTTGAATAAATAAGATTTCGTGCGAACGACCCTGTAGCTGGCTGGATTTTCAGGCAATACGCACGCTTTCTGGCATCCCGGCCTTTGTCATCCTGTTCAACGCACGCACCATGGCCATAGCTTCCGATACCTGACCATCGTAGTCACGCAGCGTCAGTGAATCTCCCAACAACTGCTTCATTCTGTACATTGCCGTTTCCGCTATCGAGCGACGGTTATATTCCGTTGTCCATTTCCACCGTGCATTGCTTCCGCTCAGCCGCTGATTAGCAACGGCACGGTTGCGGTCTGCGTACTCACCGGGCCAGTAACCTGCTCCTTTTCGGGGAGGAATAAGCGCGCTGATTTTTTTGCGGCGCAGTTCATCGTGACAGAGCCGGGTATCGTAAGCCCCGTCTGCCGCGGCTGCCCTGATTTTTCTGTGAGTCTGCCGAATAAGGCCCGGGAAGGCTTCTGAGTCCGTGACGTTATTCAGCGACAGGTCTGCACAGACAACTTCATGTGTGTTGCTGTCAACAGCAAGATGCAACTTTCGCCAGATACGACGGCGCTCTTTGCCGTGCTTTCTGACTTTCCATTCGCCTTCACCAAAGACCTTCAGCCCGGTGGAATCAATCACCAGGTGTGCGATTTCACCCCGGGTGGACGTTTTGAAACTGACATTAACCGACTTTGCCCGCTTACTGACACTGGTGTAATCCGGGCAGCGCAACGGAACGTTCATCAGGGCAAAAATGGAATCAATAAAACCCTGCGCAGCCCGCAGGGTCAGCCGGAATACGCGTTTAATCACCAGAACGGTGGTGATGGCGAGATCAGAATAGCGCTGGGGCCTTCCTCGTGATGAAGGCGTTGCCGACTCATACCAGGCCTGAATGGCCTCATCATCCAGCCAGAAAGTGAGGGAGCCACGGTTGATGAGAGCTTTGTTGTAGGTGGACCAGTTGGTGATTCTGAACTTTTGCTTTGCCACGGAATGGTCTGTGTTGTCGGGAGGATGCGTGATCTGATCCTTCAACTCAGCAAAAGTTCGATTTATTCAACAAAGCCAATCAGCGGCTGAGCGGAAGCAATGCACGGTGGAAATGGACAACGGAATATAACCGTCGCTCGATAGCGGAAACGGCAATGTACAGAATGAAGCAGTTGTTGGGAGATTCACTGACGCTGCGTGACTACGATGGTCAGGTATCGGAAGCTATGGCCATGGTGCGTGCGTTGAACAGGATGACAAAGGCTGGGATGCCAGAAAGCGTGCGTATTGCCTGAAAATCCAGCCAGCTACAGGGTCGTTCGCACGAAATCTTATTTATTCAACAAAGCCGCTTTACACCACCATGACCACCGGTATGGGGGCTCGTGAACAACCGATGACACTGATCATCACCACTGCCGGCTATGACATTACATCCCCTTGCTATGAAAAGCGTACTCAGGTTGTCGAGATCCTGCGGAGAACCCGTAATGGCGAGGAAAATGAAACCATATTTGGGCTGATTTATGGCCTTGATGACGATGATGACTGGACGACTCCTGAGGCATTAATCAAGGCAAACCCCAACTATGGCATTTCGGTAAAAGCAGATTTTCTCCGGGCGAAACAATTATTGGGTATGTCGACGCCCGGGCAGACAAACAAGATTCTGACCAAACATTTCAATCGCTGGGTAAGTGCAAAATCAGCTTATTACGACCTGAGAAAATGGATGGATGCGGCCGATAAAACCCTTAAGTTGTCAGATTTTGAAGGGGAGGAATGCTGGCTGGGTATCGATCTGGCCTCGAAAGTTGACCTCAATGCCGTGGTTCCGGTTTTTCGTCGTGAAATAGACGGAATAACACATTTTTACTGTGTTTCTCCTCTGTTCTGGGCACCGGAAGAAACCATTTACTCGCAGGAGACCGCGCTGAAGAGTACCGCAGAACGTTATCAGTCCTTTATCCGGCAGGGGAAGTTGATCCCGACCGATGGCGGTGAAGTTGATTACAGACTGATATTTGAAACGATCCTGAAATTGCGGAATACCGTAAAAATTGCCCAATGCCCCATTGACCCTTATGGCGCGACTTCATTACGTCACATGCTCGAGGAAGAGGGGCTTGAGCCTGTCGAGATAAGACAAAATTTTACCCATATGAGTGATCCTATGAGAGAGATTGAGGCTGCGCTCATCTCGGGGAGATTCCATCATGACGGACACCCTGTCATGAACTGGTGTATTTCCAATATTGTCGGCCAGTATCTTCCCGGAAGTGACGATATTGTGCGTCCCGGGAAGGAAGGGCGGCAGAACAAGATAGATGGTGCGGTTGGTTTAATGATGGGGCTGGGGCGCGCCATGCTTAACAGTTCAGTGATGACATCCGTATATGATGAGGAAGATATAGCATGCTAATTTCAGTTCTGAGTTTTATTGTCGGCCTCACTGGTGCTGGATTGTTATCAGCAGGCGCCTGGCTTATTTCTCCATCAGTGGGATTGATAACAGGAGGGATTATTTGTCTGGGCTGGTCATATATGACAACCCGGGCCTTTTCCTCCGGCGTCAGCAATGGCGGAGGTAAATAATGTTCCTACCCCAGATGTTCAGGGGCCGACAATACTCGGGTAATAGCTTCTGGGAAGCCATGCTGGGCGGGGTTCGTTCAAGCCAGAGCAAAACTGGCATCATAATCACGCCGGAAACCGCTCTTGGACTTTCAGCGGTCCGGGCCTGTGTCACCCTCCTGGCGGAGTCCGTCGCGCAGCTGCCGTGCGAACTCTACCGGCGGGATAAAAATGGCGGGCGCCAGCGTGCGACGGACCACCCGGTTTATGACCTGATTCACTCCCAGCCCAACAGGAAAGACACCTCATTCGAGTATTTCGAGCAGCAGCAGGGGTTGCTGGGGCTTGAGGGAAATTGCTACTCGATCATCGAACGGGACGGAAAAGGCTACCCGAAAGAGCTGATCCCCATTAACCCGAAAAAGGTCATTGTGCTGAAAGGGCCGGACGGTATGCCGTATTACGAACTCCCGGAAGTCGGTGAAATTCTGCCGATGCGCATGATGCACCATGTGAAGGTCTTTTCTCTGGATGGCTATATCGGCAGTTCCCCCATTCAGACGAACGCCGATGTTCTGGGGCTAAATCTGGCGGTTGAGGAGCATGCGGCCGCGACATTCCGGCGCGGGACAACGATGAGCGGGGTGATAGAGCGTCCGAAAGAGGCCGCGACCATTAAAAGCCAGGATGCTATTGATCGCCTGCTGGCGAAATGGACCGAGCGCCATTCCGGTATTCACAATATGTTCTCTGTGGCATTGCTGCAGGAGGGCATGAGCTACAAACAACTGTCGCAGGATAACGAAAAGGCGCAGCTGCTACAGTCGCGGCAGTGGGGCGTGGAAGAGGTCTGCCGGCTCTATAAAATCCCGCCACATATGGTGCAGATGTTGGCGAAAGCGACCAACAACAACATTGAGCACCAGGGCCTGCAGTTCGTGATGTACACGCTGCTGGCATGGCTGAAACGCCATGAGGGTGCGCTGCAGCGCGATCTGCTTCTGCCCAGCGAACGCCGCGATTTGTACATCGAGTTCAACGTTTCCGGGCTGCTGCGAGGCGACCAGAAGTCACGCTATGAATCGTATGCGCTGGGCCGCCAGTGGGGATGGCTATCCACTAACGATATCCGGCGTATGGAGAATCTGCCGCCAATTGCCGGCGGGGACAAATACCTGACGCCGCTCAATATGGTCGACAGCGCGAAGATCCTTCCTGGCGATAAGTCGCCGACAGCAAAACAGCTGGCCGAAATCGAAACCCTTCTGGCCAGAGCCTGATTATTTCCCGCCGCGCGGGATGACCTGGAAGACAACATGACAACGAAATTAATTAACCTGCCGCACCTGGCAGATATGGTCTTTGGCGTGCCGCATTACGTGACGCGGCAAACAATGGACTCCGTGAAAGCGGTGCTCATCCCCCGTATTCAGGGGATCACCGAAGATGCCGCCATTCAGATGGCATTGAATCCGGGTAAATCACCTGCTGCTGAGCAGGTCCAGCCCACCGGCGGGGTGGCGGTGATCCCCGTTCACGGCATTCTCGTTCCACGCCGGGGGCAGATTACGGCGATGTGCTCCGAGCTGACCAGCTACGAGCGGATCCGCGGGCAGTTGCAGGCTGCGTTAAACGACCCCTCAATCAGCGAAATCGTTCTGGATATTAACTCCGGCGGCGGCGCAGCGGTGGGGTGCAAGGAGCTGGCCGATTACATTTATCAGTCTCGCGACACGAAACCCATCACGGCGATTGTGAACTACAGCGCGTATTCCGCCGCGTATTTCATCGCATCGGCCTGCAGCAAAATCATCGTCAGCCAGACCAGTGGCGTGGGGTCGATTGGTGTGATCATGGAGCACCTCGATACGTCGAAGATGGAAGAAAAAATGGGGCTGACGTTCACCACCATTTACCGGGGAGATAACAAAAATAACGGCACCCAACATGAACCACTGAGTGAAGAGTCGCTGGGTATGTTCCAGGGCATGATCGACGAAATGTACGAGACGTTTACGGGGTCGGTGGCCGAATATCGCGGCCTGAAGCAGCAGGCCATCATTGATACGCAGGCGGGGCTGTATTTTGGCCCTGGCGCTGTGTCAGCCGGCCTGGCGGATGAAGTCTCTGACCCCCAGGCGGCGATCAATGCTATCGCGGCAAAGTATCAGCAACCCCGTCAAAAAACCTCCATTCAGATGCAGGCAGCCGCGATGGACCTGCAAACCAAAATGTAACCCGGCGCAAACACAAACCGCGTCACCTTAAGCAGCCAGCAGGCTGCTTTTTTTATGTCTAAAAAGAGAGAAATAAAATGCCACATATTGAAGAATTGCGTCGTCAGCGTGCGGGTATCAACGAACAGGTTCAGGCCCTGGCAACCATTGACGCCAGCGGCGGCACGCTGACTGCGGAGCAGATGACGGAGTTTGCGAACCTGCAGCAGCAGTTCACTGATATCAGCGCCAAAATTGAACGTCTGGAAGCCGCCGAACGTGCTGCGGCGCTGGTCGCAAAACCCGTGAAAGCGACTCAGCAGGCCCCCGGCATTATTGTTAAGCAGGAGCCGAAACAGTACACCGGTGCTGGCATGACCCGACTGGTTATGTCTGTCGCCGCAGGCGCAGGGAATCTGCAGGACGCGGCAAAATTCGCTTCAGAAGAGCTGAATGACCAGTCCGTATCGATGGCCATTTCCACCGCAGCGGCGTCCGGGGGTGTGCTTATTCCGCAGAACCTCCACAGTGAGGTGATCGAGCTACTGAGCGACCGAACCATCGTCCGCAAGCTGGGTGCCCGTCCCGTTCCGCTGCCTAACGGTAATATGACGCTACCACGCGTGGCCGGTGGAGCAACGGCAAGCTACACAGGAGAAAACAAAGACGCCAAGACATCAGAAACACGCTTTGATGATGTAAAACTTACGGCGAAAACTCTGATTGCGATGGTGCCTATTTCCAATGCACTGATTGGCCGCGCCGGATTCAACGTCGAGCAGCTGGTCCTGCAGGATATTCTGACCGCCATCTCAGTGCGTGAGGATAAAGCCTTTATGCGCGATGACGGTACCGGCGATACACCGATTGGTATGAAGGCGCGCGCGACGCAGTGGAACCGCCTGCTGCCGTGGGAAGCTGATGCAGCGATCAACCTGAACACGGTTGACGAGTACCTGGACAAGATCATTTTGATGGCGATGGACGGCAACAGCAATATGATCAGCAGCGGCTGGGGCATGTCGAACCGTACCTATATGAAGTTGTTTGGGCTGCGTGACGGCAACGGCAACAAAGTCTATCCGGAAATGGCTCAGGGATTACTTAAAGGATATCCGGTTCAGCGTACCAGCGCGATCCCTGCGAATCTGGGGACCGGGGGTAAGGAGACTGAGATTTACTTTGCTGACTTCAATGATGTGGTTATTGCTGAAGACGGCAATATGAAAGTCGACTTCTCGAAGGAAGCCTCTTACATCGATGCCGATGGCACCCTGGTATCTGCGTTTTCCCGTAACCAGTCGCTAATCCGCGTTGTTACTGAGCATGATATTGGCTTCCGTCATCCGGAAGGCCTGGTGCTGGGTACCGGCGTCCTGTTCTAACCCATCCCTCAGTAAATACGGCCCGCATATGCGGGCTTTTCCCTTTCAGGAGAATGTTATGGCTGCGAAAAATAAAGCAGTGGAGTCGGAAGAAACGGTCGCACAGGACAACCATGCGACCGTGGTCGCACAGGCAGAGCGTAAATCCGTTGTGTTCCTTGGGCCGCACCACCGTTATTCCCGTGGAGATATCGCGTGCTTTGAAGGAACGCGCGCCGAAGAGCTGGTTAACCGGCGTATCGCGGTATGGCCGGAGGATGCCGAACGTGCGCTGAAACCGAAGCCGGGAGACAGCGATTTTGATACTGACATTGGATGATGTGAAAACCCAGCTACGCCTGGAACTGGATTTCACGGAGCATGACGCCATGCTCACGCAAATGGTGAACGCCGCGCAGCGGAGCATCGAGCGTGATTATTACTGCAAGCTGGTCACCAGTGATGAAGAGCTGCAGGCACTCCCGGAAACCGTCCGCGGATTTATCGCGGATGAAGATATCCGGCTGGCCATTCAGTTTCTGATCAGCGATGCGTATCTGAATGGCCATACCGGACAGTGGCTGGAAACCGCTGCGGTGAGGCATCTTCTTTTCCCCCTGCAGGAGCATACGCTATGAGCCTGAAACCGGGTGATATGAACTGTCGCATTGCGATTAGCTACGTTCAGTCCGGTCGGGGGCCGCTGGGCGAACCGCTACCGGAAAAGCAGGTTGAATCGGGAAAAGCGTGGGCAAAACGGGAGCTGGTATCGGGGCGAAAAGTCCGCACGCTGGATCAGCAGCAGGTGGTGGAAACCTGCCTGTTTACGGTCTATCCGGGTGTGCTGGTTGATATCGACTGGAAAATCACGACGAAAAACCTGGTTTATACCGTCCGGAATATCGACCGCAAAACGGACCGGATCATTATCACGGGGGAGGCTGACGGGCGGCATGATAGAGCTGGCGATTAAGGGTGCGCTGGAGCGCATCACCGGCATGAATGCGTATCCGCTTTTACTGCCGGACACGGTCCAGGAAGGGGTGACATACCAGCGTATTTCGGATGCGCCGGTAGGGGCTGGCCTGGCCAGAACCGGGATTTCCTCTGTCCGCATACAGGTGGCGATTTATCTGATCGATAACTACAGCCGCCTGCTGATGCTGGATAAGCAGCTTTGGTCAGAATGGAAAGCCATTGTGCAAAGCCGGCTTGAGGATTGTCCGGTCAGTTACGTGACGCGCGGCAGTATCCAGCAGGACAAGATCACGCTGACCAGTGGTCGCATCCAGTACCGTCTGGTGCGCGACTTTATATTCACCACTCCGGAGTAACCCCATGCGCATTGAGATGAAATTCCCGTCGGGGAAGGATTTTGAACGCCTGATTTCCGAGATGGACAAGAAAGTCAGCACCAGGTTGTTGCGTGATGCCGGGCGCCGGGCGCTGGCCATCGTGCAGGAGGATATGCAGCAAAACGCCGGCTACGACGAGTTAAGCGGCGGGCCGCACATGCGCGACACGATCAAAATCCGTAGCTCAACCAGCGGAGCAAAGAGCGAGCGCTACGGGACTCTCATCACGTTTCGAGTCGGTCCCAGCAAAGCGCATCACATGAAAGCGTTGGCGCAGGAGTTCGGCACGGTGAAACAGGTGGCTAAGCCGTTTATCCGTCCGGCGCTGGATTACAACGTCGAAAAAGTGCTGTCGATACTGACAGCTGAAATTCGCTATGGGCTGGAAGGCCGGTAGTCAAAAAGAGAGAGAAAAAAATGAGTGAAGACGTCATTAAAAGCCCTTCGGAATATGCAAGCATTCCGGCGGGAACCCGCACGTACTGGGGTATGAAAGGCACGCTGAAGGCGGCGGCAAAACTACTGCAAAGTACGATGGCCATCGGTGCCGTAGGCAAAAAGGGCACCTTCATGAAGGTGACACGCCTGATTGACCGTGATCCGAAATACATGGCCGATATGGGCGAGGGTGAGGATAAGACCCTGGTGTTTATTGCCGATCCGACAGATGCGAATCAGCAGGCATTGCTGGAAGCGGCGGAGGCCAATAAGACCGTGGTGTTTTTCTTCGACTTCCCAAATGGCCGCTCGGCGGAAATGGAGCTGGTGCTGTCCGGATGGGCGCAGCAGGCCGTTGACCAGCCTGATGGTAAAGTCCTGCAGGACGAGGTATACGGCAAGCAGAACGGCGGCGTGAAGTGGACTACCACGAACGCCGCCAATAGTGGCACTGAATAAAAGGAATAACGACTGTGAATTATCAAAACCTTCTCAACCCTATTATCAAAGCCCACCCGATTACGCTGCTTGGCCAGCAGATCTTTATCCGCCGCCTGACGCAGGAGGAACTATGGGATTATGAAGCCGATCTGCAGGCACTGGAAAAGAGCGATGACAACGCTCGCCAGACCTCTATCCGTGGCATCACACTGTTTCTATCTGCGCTGGTAAATGAGGACGGAAGCCGCCCGGCAGCGGATGAACTCCCGGCTGCAGAGGCTTTTCTGTCAGCCCATTCGGGAGCAGATCTGCTGGAGGCAGTCATTGCTGTACAGCGTCATGCTATCGGCACACTGGAAGATGCCAAAAAAAACTAACCGAATCACCCCAGCTGCGCACCCTGTTTGCGCTGGCAGATCGCTGGGGTGAGCCGGACCCCACGAAACTGGCCGCCATGCCTGCGAACATCCTGACCTACTGGGAGGCGTACTTTGCGCTCCTTAAAGAAGAGGGAAAACCACCGCTGGCGGCTCCACAGTCATCTGCAGCACCCTCTGCCGTGGCCCGGGATGATGATTTTGAAAACTGCCTGAGGGTTCTTGGAAATGGCTGATGTAGCATCACTCGCCGTCGCATTGCACCTCAACCGTGCGACGTTTAATTCGCAGTTCGCTGACGCAATGCGTCAGGCGGATGGCAACGCACAGCAGTTCAACAAAAAGGCACAGGCTGATGCGGCAAAAACTGAGGCTGCCTTTAAGGGGATCGGCGTAGGTGTAAAAGCCGCTGATGCTGAATTTTCCAGGCTGGATAAACGTATCGAAAAGCTGGGGTCACTACGGCTTACCGGGCTGGATGAGATGCGTAACGTACTGGCGAATCTGTCTGCCGGTAGTGGCGTTACCGGCAGCAGTTTCACCACTGCGGCGATCTCGGCGCTGACCGAAGGTATGAGTACTGCGCTGACCAGTAGCACCCAAAGTCTGGAGCTACAGCGACAGGCTCAGATTGCCGCATCGCAGGCGGCGGTAGATGGCGCGCAGGCGTCTATCAACAATGCCCGCACGCTGCGAGAAGAGGCACTGGCGCGGCAGAAAGCAGCCGTACAAACGATTCAGGCGGCGCAGGCGGAGCGCGAGAAGGCGTTTGCGCTGGATGAGTATTATGCCAAACAGGCAGAGGTCAATAAGCAGTATGGCATCACGGCCAGCTATGAAGCAGAGCACGCGAAAAACGCCCGCACCATCAGCGAGGCCAATATAGCTGAGGCCCGCGGGAAAAAGAGCCTGGCAGAAGCCACAAAAGAGGTTCTGGCCGCAGATATCGCTGAGTCTGACGCCAAGCGTACCCTGACCACCTCAACGCGAACGCTGGCCACGGCCAGCCAGGAGCTGACGTTCCGGCAGCGCGCAGCGGCGGCGGCGGCGGGAACACTGCATGGCGCCCTGGCGCTGGTCGGTGGCCCGGTCGGGATCGGTATCATGGCGATCGCCGGCGCGGTGACGATGCTCTATTCGTCGTTTTCAAAGTCTCAGGAAACTATCAGCGGCTACAGCAATGCGTTATTCAAATCAGGGCAGCAGTCGATTATGTCGGTTCAGTATCTCCAGAGCCTGCAGTCGCAGCTGGGAGATACTGACGGTGCCGTAAAAGCTATCACCGCGTCTGTTAATGCCGGATTCGGTGGTGAAATGCTGGACCGCGTTGCCGGACTTGGCGCCCGGATGGAAGAGCTGGGGCAGAGTTCGGGGGATCTGGTCTCGATGCTCACGAATCTGCAGGGCGATCCTGTCCAGGCGATGGAGAAGCTGAACAATCAGGGAATTCAGCTAAACGCGACGTTTATCGATCAGATAGTCACGCTGCAGCGCCAGGGCAGGGAAAGTGAGGCTACGGCGCTCCTGCAAAAGCAGGCGATGGCCGAGCTGGAAAAGCAGATAAAGGATCAGGAAGATAAGGTTGACGGGCTGAAAGGGGCCTGGAAATCGCTGAAGGATTATGTCAGCAGCGCGTTTAAAACAATGGGTGACGCCCAGATGGCCACAGCCCAGGCGCAGGCGTCAGCATTGGGAATAAACCTGACACCCAGCCCGGACCCGGCGATAAAACAGCGCGAAGAGGTGGAAAGGCTGCGGAAGGAGCAAGAGAAGCTGCGGAAAGATACAGCTGATCGCCTGAAGGCCGAAAATACCGTTCAAGGACTGATGGCTGCTGGCGTGACAAAAGAGAAGCAGCGCGCCGATGCACTGGCGGTTCTCAATCGCACTCTCAAGAAAGGAACGGAAGAGTACGCGCAGGCGTTACGCGGTATAGAAAAATTGTACGGGGAGAAGCAGAAGAAACCGGCGGCGTACAAAGATGACCAGGCCACCCAGCGTCTGCAGAGTCTGCGCGAGCAGGAATCGGTTCTTCGTCAGCAAAACCAGCAGACCGTTAACCTGACCGGTTCAGAGCGAAAGCTGCTGCAGTTCAACCAGGAGATCGCCGATCTCAAGGCAAAAAAAATCCTGACCGCCGGGCAGCGCAGCATTCTCAATGCTGAGCAGGAGCTGCGCGCTCAGCTGAACATCAATGTACAGCTGGAGAAGGCGAACGTGCAGCGCCAGCTGTCGCTGAAAATGCAACAGGAGAATAATGAGCTGCACCGCTCAACCATTCAGCTACAGGCCGAGATGGATGCCAACGTGGCCAGGATGACGATGAGCAGCGCCGCCTATGACCAGATGGCAAAGGAGCAGCAGGTCAGGTCGAAATTTGCAAAGCTGCGCGAGGATGCAGAGAAAAAAATCAAACCAACTGAGGAGGCGTATTTTCAACAACAAACACGCTTCCTAAATGCAGAAGAACAAAAGCAACTGAGCATCGTTCGCAATGGTGCCCGGGATAAAGCGCAGATTGAGGGTTCATGGACCGAGGGGTTACGCGCAGGGTTGCGTGAATGGGGCGCCGATGCAACCAACATTTATGCCCAGGTTCGTGACACCTCCGTCAATGCAATGGACGGCATGGCCAATTCTATCTGGCAAATGGCGTCGCGGGGTAAATCGTCCTTCAAGGAGATGGCGCTGTCTATCATTGACGATATTGGGCAGATGATAACAAAAATGCTCTTTTTTCAGTCTATCCGATCTGCAGGCTCTGCTATGTCGGGGTCCGGGATTGGCATCCTCGCGGATTTTGGCGGGTTTCTGTCTGGATTCTCCGGCGGAGGGTATACCGGTGATGACGGGAAGTATGAGGTTGCCGGACCAGTCCACCGGGGTGAGTGGGTTGTGCCACAGGAGGTGGTTAAAAGGCCAGGCATGCTCAGCTTTCTGAACCAGTTAACTTACGGTAGTGGCTACGCCAACGGTGGGCTGGCTGGCGTGCCGAGCGGGCCGCTTCCAATGACTGGTGAGAGCCAGCGAGCAGCAGGGGGAATAACGGTTAATATCCCGATACAGGTGGTCAATAGTAACGGTAATCCGGATCAGTCCGGGAAGCGGTCAGAGAGTGGTATCGCTCAGATGAAGCAACAAATCGTTCAGATAGTTTTGAGCACCCTGGATAAGGAAATGGGTAACGGTGGGATGATCGATGTGAAACTGAGGAGCATGCGCTAATGGCCGCACTGGAAACCTTCGACTGGTCGCCGCTGAATGGTCCTGCCGCGGATATTAAATATGCGACCCGGTCCGTGAAATATGGTGATGGTTATGAGCAGATCACTGGCGACGGTATTAATCCTGAATCGCAATCATGGCCACTGACATTCACCGACTACAGGGAGGAGGTCATGCCGATCCTGCAGTTTTTACGCCGTCACGGTGAAACAAGCGCATTCCTGTGGGTTAATCCGCTGGGAGAACTGGGGCTATACCGTGCGACACAGATAAAGCCTCAACTGCTTGATTTTGCGCGCATGACCGTTACTGTTACGTTTGTGACGGCATACAGAGCCGCACCGATATAATGGAGAATGATAATGCAAAAAATGGTACTGGCGCTGGCCAGCATCGCCGTTCTTTTTTCCGGTACAACGGCAGCACGTGAGCTAACAGCGTCGGAAAAAAAGATTATCGAAGAGTCTGCTAAGCAAGAGCTAAAAGATCCGGATAGCGCAAAAATTTATTGGCAACCGGATATGGGAGGTAACTCCTATTGCGCACAAATTAACGCCAAAAATGCTTATGGTGGTTATGCAGGCAAGGCGCTGTTAACAGCGGCAGTAAAAAGAAGTGGAGAGGGGAAAATCATTCAGGCAGGTGTCATCATTTATAGCGACGATATGATAGAGGTGATGATGCCAATCTGTACCGATGCTGGCTACCACTTTCCCCGTTAACCTCCCGTGCCGTCCGGCACCCATACCATCAACTTAACCCCGCTCAGCGGGGTTTTTTATTATTGGGACTACGGTCCCGCAGCGAGGACATTATGGGCATTGCAGCCGACGATCAAAAACTGGAACCCGGGAACGTCATCACTCTGTTCGAAGTGGATGGCACCACTTTTGGTGCAGACGTACTGTATTTTCACAACCACGCTATTCCGTATACCGAAGAAGAAATTATCGCCGCTGGCAGCGATGCGGAAAAGCTGACGGGCAAACCGATTTACTGGCAGGGCGTGAAATATACGCTCTGGCCATGTGAGATCGAGGACGTTGAGTCCAACGGTGAAGGTTCGCCAGCTTCCCCCAAGCTGTCCATTGCGAACCTGGATGGCTCAATCAGTGCGTTATGCCACATGTTCCAGGATATGAAGCAGGCGAAGGTAACGGTTCACCGCACGTATGCGCACTATCTCGATGCCAGGAACTTCCCTGACGGCAACCCACAGGCTGACCCGACAGCAGAGCAGATTGATGTTTTTTACATTGACAGTAAATCCAGCGATGACGATGAACAGGTCCAGTTCAAGCTTAGCTCGCCGGTGGATGTTACCGGACAGAAGTTGCCTGCACGCCAGATGACCAACCGTTGTGCCTGGTGCATGCAGGGCCAGTACCGTGGTGCTGACTGCGGCTATACCGGCACGCGTTATTACGACAAATTCGGCAATCCGGTAGACAACCCGGCACTGGACGTCTGCCCGGGAACGGTCGCGGGCTGTAAGTTACGTTTTGGTGATGATGCCATGCTGCCGTTTGGCGGATTCCCGGCTATTGGTCTGCTGAGGATGTAGTCATGCTGAGCCAGAGACTGAAAACCGCTATTGAGGCGCACGCCGCGGATGTTTACCCGAACGAATGCTGTGGCCTGATTACACGGGTCGGGCGGCAGCGCCGATATATTCGCTGCGAAAACAGTCATGAAATGCCGACGGAGCATTTTCGGATCGCAGCCGGTGACTGGATTGCCGCAGAGGATGCCGGCGACGTGCTGGCCGTAGTGCATTCGCATCCGGATGCCGGTCCGCATGCATCCGCCGAGGACCTGCAGGGCTGTCAGAAAACAGGCCTGCCGTGGATCATTATTAGCTGGCCAGGAGGCGACTACACCATCACGACGCCGGAAGATTCCCCGCCTCTTCTGAACCGTCCGTTTATCCACGGTAGCTGGGATTGCTATGGACTGGTCCGCGACTGGTATATGCAGGAGCGTGGTATCGAACTGCCTGATTTTCCCAGAGAGGACAACTGGTGGACCCGGGGGGAAAACCTGTATGTGCGGCACTATGCGGAAGCCGGGTTTTATTCTCACGCCAGCGAGCTGCAGGCAGGTGATGTGATCCTCATGCAGTACAGAGCGGACGAAATCAACCACGCCGGCATTTACCTGGGCAACGGAAAAATGTTGCACCACATGTATGGCCAGCTGAGTGGTGAGGTTCCATACGGTGGGATCTGGCGGGAGCGAACCATGCTGACGCTGAGGCATAAAAATGACGACTAATATGATAGAGAAAATGGTTCTGGTTCGCCTGTACGGCAAGCTGGGCAAGTTGTTCGGCCGGGAGCATCGCCTGTCGGTATCTTCTGTACGGGAGGCTATCCGCGCGCTGTGCATCATGGTTCCAGGACTGGAACGATGGCTGGAGACCAGCGAGGGACGTGGAGTCACGTACATGGTCTTTAACGGTGAAAAAAATCTGAGCCAGGATGACCTGTTTCTGAATGGTGTGCATGACGTAATCAAAATTGCGCCTGTGATTATTGGCAGTAAAAAAGCCGGGGTGTTCCAGACCATTTTTGGTGCCGTACTCGTTGCCGTTGGTATGGTGCTGAGTTTTACCCCTGCCGCCGCTGCCTCGCCGTTCCTCTACAAAATGGGGGCGGCGATGATGCTGGGCGGCGTTGTACAAATGCTGGCGCCCAGCGGTACCCAGGGTATGACAACGGATCGGGATACGAAAAAATCGTACTCATTTGGTGCGCCTGCTAATCAGGTCGCTGCCGGCAACGGTGTACCGATCTTGTATGGCCTGCGTGAAATAGGCGGCGTCATTATCAGTGGCGGTATTTATACCGAAGAACAGCAATAAAAAAATGCATTTTACCCTTCCCGCCACGGCGGGATTTTTTTTGCCCGGAGTTTGAGAATGGCTGAAATAAAAGGAATCGCTGGCGCTAAAAATAACGGTGGTAACAAGGATAACGGGCAGAATCGCGGGACGGAAATTGCCTCGGTCGCCTATATGAAAATCTTGCTGGCACTGTCAGAAGGTCAAATTGCCGGTCAGTTTACCGGTCAGGATATTTGCCTCGACGGTACGCCGTTGCTCGATGCCGATGGCCATGAAAATTTTCCGGGCGTGACGTGGGAGTGGCGCAGTGGTCTGGTTGACCAGGATTACATTCAGGGTTTCCCGGCGGTCGAAAACGAAATCAGCGTCAGCACGGAAATCAAGTCTGGCACCCCGTGGGTAAAGGCGATCAACAACACGCAGCTGTCGGCTGTTCGCCTGCGTATTAAATTTCCGAACGGGGTCTACAGCCTGCGTGACAGCGGTGGCAAAGATGGTTACCGCATTGAGTTCGCTATCGATGTTTCAACAGACGGCAGCACGTATACCGAATATGGCCGCGATACCGTCGATGGCATAGCTAACACGGGCTATGAGCGCAGCTACCGCATCGATTTGCCGCGGGCAAACTCCGGCTGGCAGATCCGCGTTCGCCGTCTGACTGAGAATAAGAATAATAACAAAACGGCGGACGTAAGTCGTATCGAGTCGATAACGGAAATCGTTGACGCCAAACTGCGCTATCCGAACACCGCGCTGTTGTTCGTTCAGTTCGATTCAACGCTTTTTGATGGCCGGACACCGACCGTGACGGTCAAGGCAAAGGGGCTGGTCATTCGCGTACCGTCGAACTATGACCCTGTCGAACGTACCTACAGCGGAAGCTGGGACGGGACCTTCAAGTGGGCCTGGTCGAATAACCCCGCCTGGATTTTTTACGATCTGGTGCTGAACAAACGCTATGGACTTGGAAAGCGTATTTCGTCCGACCAGGTGGATAAATGGACCCTGTATCAGATCGGCCAGTATTGCGATGCGCCGGTCTCAGATGGTGCTGGCGGAAAAGAGGCCCGTTATCTCTGCGATCTGTATATATCCCAGCGGACTGACGCCTGGACCGTATTAATGGATCTCGCGAACATTTTTCGGGGCATGATTAGCTGGTCGAATAATCTGCTGTCGGTTGATGCCGATATGCCGCGTGAGATGGACCCCGATTTTGTTTTCAACAAATCGAATATTGTCGGCTCCTTCACGTTCTCCAGCACGTCCGAGCGGACCAACTATAGCGCGGCCATCGTCACTTACAGCAACCCACAGAATAACTATCAGGACGATCAAGCCAGCGTCTATTCGCAGGAGGTTGCAGACCGCTTCGGATTTAACACTATCGAGTTGTCCCGGATTGGCTGTACACGTGAATCCGAGGCGCAGCGCCACGGCGCCTACGCCATCGAGACAAACCGCGACGACAATGGCGTTGAGTTTAAAACGGGGATGGAGGGTCGCATTCCCCGTGTTGGCAAGGTTATCGGTATCAACAATGCCCCTATGGCTGGCCGGCAGAACGGCGGTCGTGTGGCGGCAGTCTCAGGAAAAAGGATTACTCTCGACCGCGCGGTCGCGGCAAAAGCCGGGGATACGCTCATCATTAACCTGCCGGACGGAAAGTCGCAGGGGCGTAAAGTTCAGGGTGTGCAGGACCGTATTGTTACGGTAGAGCAGGAGTATAACCCGGCACCGCAGGCGGAGGCGGGTTGGATTCTGGATCAGTCAGACCTGGCCATTCAGCAATTCAGGGTTAAGCGCGTTGTGAACAATAACGATGGCACGGTCACTATTAACGGCCTGCCGTATAACCCGAACAAGTTTCCCCGGGTGGATGATGGCGCGGTGATCGAAGACCGTCCTGTGACCGTTGTTCCCCCACGGGGACAGGAGGCACCGGACGACATTACCATTTCCAGCCTCTACCGGGTGTCGCAGGGGATTGGCATCACCACCCTGGTTGCCACCTGGTCGCCGGTGAAAAATGCGATTGCGTATGAAATGCAGTGGCGTCAGAACAATGGTGACTGGATTAACCTGCCGCGCACCGGCAATACGCGGTTTGAGGTCGATGGTATCTATACCGGTCGATACGTTGTGCGTGTGCGGGCGATTAACGCGCAGGATATCGCGTCCGTATGGGGGATCTCGAAAGAAACCGAGCTGACCGGTAAGTCTGGTGCCCCACTTCCGCCGCTGGCGCTGGCAACCCGTTCGCTGGTTCATGGGGTCCAGGTTAGCTGGGAATTCCCGACCGGCTCCGGGGATACGCTGCGCACGGAACTGCAGTACAGCAAAAATCAGGACGGCAGTGCGCCGACGCTGTTATCAGACGTGGTCTATCCGGGGAAAAGCTATCAGCAGATGGGCCTCAGTATGGGCGCAGAATTCTGGTATCGGGCGCGCCTTGTGGATCGTCTTGGCAATGAAAGCCCGTGGACCGGCTGGGTCCAGGGGATGGCCAGCGATAACTTTGATGACTACTACGAAAACCTGACCGACGCGATCAAGGATACTGCTGCCTGGGAGGAAACGCAGCGCACCATTAGCGAAACACAGGAAGGTATCCGCAATACGCAGCAGGAACTGGAGCAGACCGCTGAAGCTCTGCGTAAGGAAGCCGAAGACCAGACGAAGCAGGTCAGCCAGGATATTGATGCATCGGCGAAAAGCATCACGGCTGATGTTGACGGGAAGATCTCCGCCGTGAATAAAACCATCACGGATGAGATCACCTCGGTTAATGAGGCTCTCGATTCTGGTCTGGCTCAGGCAAACAAAGGCGTTCAGGAGGCAAAATCCGCCGTCGCAGATGCGAACAAGCAGATCGCAACTGTGAACAAGTCGCTGACCGACAGCATCACCCAGGTAAGACAGTCAGTCACCGATACGGCTGCGGAAATCAACGCCACCATCGACCTGGAGATTGCCAGGGGCAGCAAAACGCTGGCCGACGGCGATGCCGCATTGAATGCGCAGATAAAGACTGCCGAAAATGGCCTGAAGCAGTCGCTGTCTCAGGTCAACACCACGCTGACCAATGCGGTGAAGCAGGAGACCGCGGATCGTATCGCCGATGTTAACGCGAAGGCGTCACAGGTCGCTGATGAACTGCTGGCGGCAACGCAGGGGATTGAGGCGAGTATCGAGAGCCTGACTCAGGTGATGAAGACCGCCGATGAAAATCTGGCGCGGGAAATGTCCAGCCTCGCTGCCGGCGCTAATATCCAGTTCGATTCGCAGGTTATCTGGCATTTCAACAATCAGACGACCGAGGGCTGGACCGGCAGCGCCGGCGTACCGGGTGTGTCACAGGATGGCTGGTTACGCCCGGCGGACAGCGCCACCGATCCGTACATTACCTCTCCAGGCGGGCTGGCTGTCGATGGTGCGGCGTACCGTTTCATCATGCTGCGCTTTCGTAAAACCGGCAAACCAGTCTGGGCGGGTGAGATCCGCTGGGTGTCTGCCGGCGAAAACTTCAATAACACGAAGCGATACATTGTTGCTGAGCCGGAATATGCCGATGGGGTGGCAACCCTGACGGTGCGTGATATTCCGTGGACAGGGAACATTGATCGTATTCGCCTGGACCTGACGAACCAGCAGGATGCCAGCAACTTTATCGAATTCGACTGGATCGCCGTTGGCCGGCCAGCACCCGGCGCCAGTACGGCGGCTTTGCAGGATGTGCGCAGTACGCTGAGTAACGCGCTGACTGCCGAAGCGCAGGCACGCAGCACGCTGGCGGCGCAGATGCGTGGCTCCTATGATGGGAGCGATCTGGAGAAAGTCACCTCCGGGCTGCTGTACCAGGAAAAAACCGCACGCGTTACCGCCATCTCGGCGGAAGTTAAGGCCAGAGAGTCCCTGCAGACGCAGTTTAACGACAACAAAGCTGCTGTTTCTGGTGAACTGAGTTCTCTGACGACAGAGCAGAGCGCGCAGTCGAGCCGTATCGGTGGCCTGGAAACCAGCCTCGGGAAAAAAGCCGATGCAGCCGCGCTGACGTCCCTGACGCAGAAAGTTGAGCAACAGGGCGCCACGCTGACATCGCAGGGCGCCGCGTTAACATCGCTCACTAACCGGGTTGGCCAGACGGAAACGGGCCTGGCTGGTACTAATGAGGCGCTGAGCGGGCTGCAGTCTGTTGTTACCCAGCAGGGTGACAGGATAACCAGCCAGGGTCAGTCCATCACGAAACTGACGAGCGATTTGGGCACGACAAATGCCGCGCTGGCGAAGAAAGCCGAAGCGGCTGCGGTCACTGCCTTAACGCAGCAGGTAGAGCAAAACGGGCAGGATATTCGCAGCAATACTGACAGCATCACCAGCCTGTCGAATCAACTGGTCAATGGCCAGCCGAATCGCTGGTCCCGTCGACTCTATCCGGTGCAGCTGGCTAACGCCGGGACAGTCCCGTCATTCAGCGATGTTCGCGCCGTGGCGCCAACGGTCGTGGATGAGGTGGCCGACGCGGCCAAACTGGACTTTACATCCGCCGGCAGCTATCTGATCGCGCTGTATTCCTGCCAGGTGAAAGTGGTCGCAGATACCACCATCACACTGGCGCCCGGCGCCAGGGTTTTTGATGATACCGGCGCCATATTTGTGAATGGGGTTCAGGTCGCCTGGGGTAACGCCAGCTGGAATACCGTCAGTTTTGAACTGAAAGCCGGCTGGAACACCGTTGAGTTTCTGGTGAATCAGTGGACCGGCCAGGCGTATATCAACCTGGGTCTGAAGCTGTCAGACAAGGTTGCTGAGATGTACTGCGGTCTCGGGGTTTCCGCGCTGGCAAACGCAGCCGGCGTGCTCAGCTCGAATGTCAGCCAGATTGGCAACGATGTGGTCAGCAATTCGCAGAGTATCACCCAGCTCCGGAATGCGCTGATGCAGACAGACGCGAACGTGGCCAGCAAAGCGGATCAGACGGCGATGAACTCGCTAACCGGACGAGTGGAGAAGACGGAATCCGGGCTGACGGCTGCTAACGCCAACATTACCTCGCTGAAATCCGCTGTACGGGCCGGAAACGCATCAGGCGGGGATTTAATTCCCAACCCGACGTTTGACCCGGCGTATGACCAGATGGGGTTCAGCGTGGTAGCCACGACGGCTGAGGAGGTCCCGCCGGGCTGCCCGTATGGTTATGCGGCCCGAATTGCCAGCCGGGATCACCATCCTAACTTTGCCGCGTTCCCGGCCACGCTTAACGATGTGATTGAGATCAGCGCACTGGTTGCCTGCGGCGCCGGCACGGCGAATTTTAATCTGTATGTTGGCACCGCCGTTCGGCCAGATACGAGCACCGGTGCGCCACTCATGGCGGGGGGCGGGAAATCACCCTCCGCGACCTGGCAGAGAACCACCTGGCGCTTCAAGGTCACGCAGGCGATGGTGGACAGGGGTTATATCCGCCCGTTCCTGCAGATCTCGCAGAACAGCCCGTATGGCACCGTATGGTTCGTTACGGACTGGCATATGCGAAATGTGACAGCGGCGCAAAAGGTTCAGAATACTGCGGATGCCACGGCGGCGGCGGTTGACTCTCTGACCACCACCGTGACGCAACAGGGTAATCTGCTGACCTCGACCGGCAACCGGACAACCCAGCTGGAAAACGGGCTGGCAACCACCAATGCCGCAGTGGCCAAAAAGGCTGATGCGACAGCGGTGCAGGATTTGACCAATACCGTCACACAGCTGGGCAACGATCTGACTGCTGCGAACAGCGCCATCACGAAACTGACCGGAAATCTGGCGAATACCGATAAAGCGCTGGCGCAGAAAGCCGATGCGACTGCGCTGGCCACGCTCGACACGAAAGTGACGCAGCAGGGTAAAACGCTGGAGAGCCAGAGCAATTCGCTGACGAACCTGTCGAACAGTCTCTCGCAGGTTGCGGCAGATATCGATGCCAGCGGTCAGATACCGGGTAACCTGGTCGTGAATCCCTCGTTTGAACGTGGGCTGGATGGCTACACCGGGCGGTCAACCGCGACCAGTGTGGTGGAGGTTTCCGTTCCTCACAGCGGGACGCGGGCGCTGAAGGTTGATCCGGGGAATGTGACTCCGGGGCAATACATCCCGTTTGTTCAGGGGCGAACCTATGAAATCGGGGTGTGGGTCAAGGAACCCGGAGCGACGACGGATAATGGCGCGGGGAACAACAAGCTGCGGATCGGCAACTCTGCCGGCCAGCCGGTTTTTGAGCGTCCATACAACAGCGGTACGGTGGGGACGAACTGGACCCTGATTTCCGGTCGCTGGAAAGCGACGGAGACAGCCAGCCTGCCGGTGACGCTGAGTAACTATCTGATTAGCGGCAGCCGCTACTTCGATGATTTTTACGTCACTGACGTTACCGACCGGGTGGACATCGATGCCACCGCCGGCGCCGTGACCGGACTGACGAGCCGGGTCAGCACTGCGGAAGGGGCCATCACCTCACAAAGCCAGCAGCTGACGAACCTGCAGAACAGCCTGAATACGACCAACAGCAATGTCTCGAAGAAGGCCGATGCCACGGCACTGACTTCGGTCGATAACCGGGTGACAGAGGCGGAAGGGAAACTGACCACACAGAGCCAGCAGCTGACAAATCTGGCGAATGTGCTGACGGCGACCCGCAACGCCGGCGACAACCTGATCCCGAACTACGATTTCCTGCAGGGCAGCACGGCCTGGGATATTCAGTATCCAGCCGGTGTGACCTTTGGCGATTTCGGGGACGGGAAAGCGGGGGTCCGGCTGAACCGGACGACTAACACCAGTCCGGGGATCTTCTCCAACAACAACAAGCCGGTGCCGCTGAATGGCCAGCGCAAGTACCGGGTGGTGGTGAAGGCCAAAGGTATTTCCGGCGCGATGAGTCTGCTGATCCGTCGCCAGAACAAAATCGGCCAGACGGACAGTACGTATGAGGATAAAACGGTCACGCTGACCACTGACTGGCAAACCATCACCTGGGAAACCGGATTGACGGCTGCCGGCGCGGATGGGCAGAACTTCAAACTTTATTCTCATCCGACAAACGGTGAAATCTGGCTCGATTCCGTCCGGGTGTTTGATATCACCGATGGAACCAACATCAAGGCGACCAGCGATGCTGTTTCGTCTCTGACCGGGACGGTGACGAACCAGGGGAACACCCTGACATCGCAGGGGCAATCCATCACGGCGCTGAATAACGCGCTGGAAGGGATCAAAGGCGATGTGGCGAAGAAGGCTGATGCGTCGGCGGTCAGTTCACTGACCAACCGGGTTACCCAGACTGAAAAGGATATCCGTAGCCAGGCCGACAGCCTGACCAGCCTGAATATATCACTGAAGCAGCAGGCGACACGGGGAGCCAACGTACTGCCGGACGGCAGTTTTGAATCCTATGCCGTCGGCGATGTTCTCAGTAATGCCCGCGCCGTTATCACCAGTGAAGCTGCGCACAGCGGGACCAAAAGCCTGCGTGTTACGCGCAGTACGGAGTACAACCCGAACGCGACGGATAATAACGATACCCATATCTTTTCGGGCATGCAGGTTCGCGATAACGCGGTCTATTACGTGGAGGCGTGGGTTAAGTTGCCGGCTGGCTCGACCGCCGATCCGACCGTTTATATGGTGCTCGGATTTTCCTTCCAGGATTCTGCCAATGGCTGGTCGTGGCCTGGCCTGAACGTGAAAGTCTCCGAGTTGTCGGTGGGCAACTGGACAAAAGTCAGTGGCTATCTGACCAACAACCGAACCGCGCTGAAACAGGCAATGGTGAGGATCTCCATCCCGAATACACCAAAAGTTCGCCTGGGTGACGCCTTCCTGATTGATGATCTGATCATCACTGACGTGACCGATGCGAAAGCGGCTCTCGATGCCGCCGATGCGAATGCGCAGGCGCTTTCCAGTCTGTCCGCGTCAGTCACGCAGAACGGGAAGAATATTACGTCTCAGGGCAGCGCGATCACGAAACTGCAGTCGGATGTGACTCAACTTGGTAAGGATATCAGCGGCAAGGCCGATGCCAGCGCGCTGACGAATCTGACGACCCGCGTGACGGCTACCGAAGGCAGCCTGAAATCGCAGGGAGACAGCCTGACCAGCCTGCAGAACAGCCTGAATACGACTAACAGCAATGTGGCGAAGAAGGCTGATGCAACGGCGCTGCAGAGCCTGCAGAACACCGTTGAACAGCATGGGAGGGATCTGACCACGCAAAGCAGCGCGCTGACGAACCTGGAAAACAACTTTTCCTCCCTGGCCGTGGGCGGGACCAACCTTATCCGCAATGCGGACACACTGGAAGGATGGAGCAGCCGCCACGCCACAGAGACCTATCTGGGCGACCGCGTGGCCTACACCCGGCTGGCGAAAGGTGCATCCGGTTATACCCAGCTGGATGAACAGACGCTGGACGTTACCGGGCGTACGGAATTTGTATTCAGCTTCTATGCGAAAGGGGCTTATGACGGGCAGGAGATGGCGAGTTATTTCTATAACCCGTCGAACACCACCACCACGGAAACCAGCCAGGGCGTTAAAGGCGGGGCCGGTGACGGCAAGGCGGTCACGAAACTGACCACCGCATGGGCGCGTTACTGGGTGAAATGGGTTATTCCTGCCACCAGTGGCACCAAACGGCTGATTGCCGCGCGTCTGGAAAGCGCGACATCTGCCGACAAAGAAGTCTGGCTCTGCCGCCCTCAGCTGGAAACCGGGACCGTGATGACCGACTGGTCACCGAGTCCGGATGATGCGGCCAGCGGTATTACCGCGAACACATCGGCCATTAACAGCCTCACCAGTCGGGTGACGAATGCCGAGGGGCAACTGACCGCGCAGTCTCAGAGCATCACGAATCTGCAGAACAGCCTGAACACCACCAACAACAACGTGGCACAAAAGGCCAGCGCGCAGTCGGTGAGTGATCTCACCAGCCGGGTCACCAGTGCGGAAGGCAAAATCACCTCCCAGGGGCAGGCTATCACGAAGCTGCAGGGCGATTTGAGCAGCACCACCGATAAGGTCAACACCAAAGCGGATCAGACGGCGCTTAACGCGCTGACTGGCCGGGTGGAGAAAACCGAGGCAGGCCTCACGGCAGCCAACAGCAACATCGTCAGCCTGACGGCGGCGGTGAACGCCGGGAATGCTGCCGGGGATGATTACATTCCAAACCCGTCATTTGATCCGGCGTATGACCGCATGGGTTATGACGTGGTGGAGACCACCGCCGATGGTGTGCCGGCTGACTGCCCGTTCAGGTATGCCGTCCGGCTGGCCGGGCGAGACCATGTGCCAAAAATCAACAATATCGCCGTGACACCGGGCGACGTTTTCGAAATGTCTGCTCTGGTAGCGTGTGGTACCGGCAGTGCTGACTTTAACTTCTATATCGGTCGGGCTACTACCGCCACCGGTGGCATCGGAGCGAAAGCGTCCGGGGGCAACACTAAGACCACCTCCGCGTGGAAACGAACCACCTGGCGCTTTACGGTGCCATCCGATACCAGCTTGCTGCGGCCGTTCCTGCAGGTTAATCAGAGCAGCCCGTTCGGCACCGTCTGGTACGCTGCCGACTGGCATATGCGTAACGTGACGGTGGCGAACAGTGCGCAGAAAACCGCAGATGCGACTGCAAAAGCGGTGGATTCACTGACCACCGCGGTTAGCCAGCAGGGCGATACGCTCAGCAGCATCGGCACGCGGACCACCTCGCTGGAGAACAGCCTCCGGTCGACAAACGATACGGTGAGTAAAAAGGCTGACACGACAGCGGTGACGCAGCTGCAGGGCACGGTGACGCAGCAGGGGAATGACATCGCGGCAGCTAACAGTGCGCTGACAAAACTCAGCAGCGATCTGGCCACGACGAATGCGAACGTGAACAAAAAAGCGGATGCAAGCGCGATGAACACCCTGCAGAACCAGGTCACGGAGCAGGGCAAAACACTCAGTGCGCAGGGGGATTCTCTGACGAAACTGAGTAACAGCCTGAGCCAGACGGCAGCGGATATTGACGCCAGCGGGAAAATGCCGGGCAACCTCATTGTCAACGGCAGTTTTGAGCGCGGCGCGGCGGGCTTTACCGGCTGGAGCAGTACCGCGACGGTGGCCGATTTACAGGTTCCGCACTCGGGTAACAAGGCGCTGAAAATGTCCGCCGGCCAGTCGAACCTGGTCGGACAGGAAATCAGTATCACGCAGGGCCGTACCTACCGCATGGGGGTATGGGCGAAGCAGGACCCGGGGACCACGATTAAAGATGCGGGTAACACGAAGTTTCGTGTGGCCGACAGCACTGGCCTGCTGGTCGGCTCAAACTACGGACCGTTTAGTTCTGGCTGGCAACTGGTAACGTTTGACTGGAAAGCCACGAAGACCACGACGGCCAGTTTCCAGCTGACAACCTTCCTCAGCGCGGGGGCAATGTATTTTGATGATTTCCATGTCCTCGATGTTACGGATGAAAAGGATATCGCGGCTAATGCCGGGGCTATCTCTCAGATGAATACCCGCGTCACCGCTGCGGAAGGGGCTATCACCACCCAGGCGCAGCAGCTGACGAAACTCAGCGGCGATCTGGCTGTCACAAATGCGGCGGTCAGTCAGAAAGCAGAGCAAAGCGCTGTCACCGGGCTGACCACCCGGATGACGTCTGCCGAGGGTAAACTGGATTCGCAGTCGCAGCAGCTCACCAGTCTGCAGAACAGCCTGACCACGATGAATACTGAGCTGGGTAAAAAGGCTGACACGTCCGCGGTGAGTTCACTGACCGGTCGCGTCAGCCAGGTGGAAAACACCATCACCAGCCAGTCGCAGAGCATCACGTCCCTGACCAGCACCATCAATACCATCCGCACTCAGGGAGCTAATCCGTGGGTTGACGGTACGTTTGAAAGCTACAGCGATGGCCAGGTGCTGGGCGGGAACGGCACCGCCGTTGTGGTGGCGTCTCAGAAATTCACCGGCGATAAGAGCCTGAAGTTGAGACGGGATGAGAACAACGGCGGCAACAGCGATAAACAGCTTGGCACCTGGCAGTCAGTCCGTGAGGACGCGAAGTTCCGGTTTGAGTTCTGGGCCATGATGCCGGCGGATCAGGCGCCCTCCTCCGGGTGGACAACGCTGGTCGGTATCCAGTCACAGAATGCTGCCGGGCAAAATGCCTGGCAGGCGGCGGTCACTGTCAGCGAAGCCTCTCTGGGCGCGCGCGATAAATGGGTGAAATTCACGGGTATCGCCAGTAACAACGGGGCGGGCAGAACACGCGCGGTGGTCTGGATCTCCACCCGTGGCGCCACCGGCAACGGTACCCCTGGCTATTCACTGTATATCGACGATCTGGTCATCACGGATGTTACCGATGCGAAAGCAGCACAGGATGCCTCTGACGCGACGGCGAGCGCCGTGAGTGGCCTGACGGCGCGCGTAACGGATGCCGAAGGGAAAATCACTGCCCAGGCGCAGCAGCAGACGGCACTGGCTACGAAAGTGGATAACGCCAACTCCCGCGTCGATAACATGGCGAAGACGCTGAGCGACAGCCAGAGCACACAGGTCAGCCTGAATACCTCGCTTCAGTCGCAGATTGACGCGCAGGCGGCCGCCAACATCAAAAACCAGACGACGCTGGACAACACGATTAAATCGGTGGCCAGTATCACCAGTACCCAGCAGACGCATGCAACGGCACTGGAGGCGCTGGCAACGCAGCAGACGACCCTGACATCCAGTGTCGGGGATCTCAGCGCTTCCGTTCAGAACACCGCCAAAACCGTGGCGGATGTGAATGGTACGGTGAGTTCGCTGTGGTCGATGAAGGTTGAGACGGTTAACGGGAAGAATGTTGGCGCGGGGATTACGCTGGGCAGCAATGGTGAAACGAGCGACATGATCCTCTACGCCGACCGCTTCTCGCTGTTTAACCGTAACAATGCGACGGCAGTGCCGGTGATGATTGCCGAAGGCAATGAACTGTATATCGATACGGCACGTATCAAAAACAGTTCCCTGACCTCAACCAAAATCGCGGACGGTTCCATCACGAACGCGAAGATCGGCAAAGAGATCCGCTCGGATGACTTTGTTGACGGGGCACGCGGCTGGAGCATCAACAAGGATGGTGGGGCGCAGTTCAACAATGGGATCTTCCGTGGTCACATTGAGGCGGCAAGCGGCAAGTTCAAAGGCACCCTGGAAGCTCAGTCATTTATCGGTGATATCGCAGTAGCTCGCCGCTACGATGATATGGCTTTCCGCCGCAACCAGACTGTTCAGCGTAACGGGGCATACCAGAACCGTGGATATGGGATGACGATTGTTCTGTCGTGCACACTGGTTTACCAGCTCACTGGCGCGGGCAATGTTCAGCAGTCGTATTCCGTTGATATCACGTTCAACATTGGCGGGCAGGAAGTAACACGTCGCTTCTTTGCCAACGCCGGCGGTTTCCAGTCTGGTGACTTCACTCAGGAATTCCGCTTCGCTGCTGATCTGCTGGCTGATAACAACAATGTCAGCTTCTTTATCAAGGCGCGCGGCAACGATGCTTCGATTGACTATAGCTGCTCGATCCAGAACATCACCGCCACGGCGTTCCGTACAAACAGCAACTCATTCAGCTAACAGAGGCCCCGCAAGGGGCCTTTTCTTTTTCCAGGGATAACCATCCAGGAGGAACTTTATTATGGCGATGTATGAAGTCGGCACCGTCACGGGCGCAGCATCTCAGGCGCGGGTGACAGGAGCGACAACAAAGTGGGCACAGGTGGCGCTGGGGATACAGCCGGGGTCGATTCTGGTGGTCTACCGCAGCGGTAGTGCTGACCTGTATGCGATCAAATCCGTGGACAGTGACACGCAGCTGACGCTGACCCGGAATATCACCACCGCATTTTCCGGCGCCAGTTACGGCATTATTACCGCTGAAACCGCCAGTACCTCGTCGTTTGCTAACCAGCTGGCCAGCGCATTTGCATTCTGGCGTAGTGTGGTGGAGGGCTGGTCGATGGCCCTGACCGGCAGCGGCAATATCACCCTGACTGACCCGATCACAGGAAAGCAGGTAACCGTGCCGGCGATAGGCGGGATGGCGAAGGCATCGGATCTTAACGCGCTGGCAAAACTCACCGGAGGAAACAAACTCGACGGCTCGCAGGTTATAACCAGCGATAATGCCGGTTTTATTCTCGGTAAGAACTCAGATCTGGCTCTGCTCAAAAAACAGGGGCAAGGCGGGACAATTGCCGTTGGCTCGGGAACACCGTTCAGAGTTCAGCGTTCAAGAGCGACCACTGTGTCACCGTCAGATACCTTTGATGACATCCTCGTTATTGGGACCGATAACCAGACGACTTTGCCCGGTGGGTTATCAGCTGGCGGCAACATCGATAACACGTCAAAGGGGAAGGTTCTGACGCAGGCGATCGAGCTGTCAATGAGCACGCCTTACATTGACTTCCACTACAACGGCAGCAGTGCGGATTATACCGCTCGCCTTATCCACGACAGGCAGAACCGCCTGAACGCGCAGGTACAAAGTTTTTGGGTAACGGACGGGAGGATCACAGCATCATCGACCATGCCAGCCAACCCAGCCATCGGAACGCAACTGACCTCCAATCCGGTACGCTCATTGATGGCAGGGCGAGGAGCGTATGGTGACGTGGATGGCGCTTACGTCCAAATGTACATGGAGGAGCAGGTAGGCACCGAACACCGACTTGTTCTGTACGCTGACGGATTCGGGCGAACCGATGCATGGATTTTCCGGGCTGGCGGCACGATCTCCACCGGTAAGGGTGACGTCCTGACCACCGGCTCAGATGTCCGGCTGAAAGATGCGTTCATGGAGCCTCAAGAAGGGGCCTGCAGGCGCATTAACTCGCTGGGAGTATGCGAGTTCAATATGAAAGGCGAAACGCGCCGGAGGCGTGGCTTTATCGCCCAGCAGGCTGAAAAAGTTGACGACTTGTATACCTTCCTCGGCATCGAGCAGGAGATCGATGGTGAAAAATTCAGAGTGATGAATGTGGATTACACGGCAATCATTGCCGATTTGGTGACCGTGGTACAGGATTTGATTAGGCGAGTTGACGCACTAGAAAGTTGAGGAGCATAAAAAATCCCCCGGAGGCACTTGCCGGGGGCAACTGAAACGACATTAATTGCTGTGTACATCACAGAATAATTTGCAGTAAACGATAAGTAAGTTCAAGTAAAGTTTTACTGGTCAGATGTTGTGTTATTTTTTAATAACCTACCAAAATTAATAATGAAGTAGTGCTAAATTCTGCTGGGAATTAATTTTTAAGGATATAGCCCTAAAATATTGCTGTGCATCAGATATAAATCGTGAGAATAGGTTCAAAAAAATGGATGCCAAATGTTATTATTGAGACGTTTATCATTAATTGAAGTGCAATCTTGTAATTTTCACATTCGTGTTATAACTTTGTAATGCAGGAAGGTTTTATCTTGTTATTTAGTGGGTTGACGTGATGGCAGTTCTTAGTGATTTATAATAGGCTTTCTATGTTGACAAATTTCCCGGATGAGAAGTACATATCTGATAGAAATACATCGTTCATTAAGCGAGTATATTTTTTACGTCAGATTGGTGTCGTTCTTTGCTTTATTCCTATATATTCAGTCCTCCAGGAACAGTCACATCAAAAAATAACAACAGCCTTGTTAATTCTGAATGCACTCATCTGGCCATCGGTTGCTTATCTTGCAAGCATGATGTCAAAGGATATGCTGAGTACTGAAAAGAAGAATATGATACTTGATTCATTCTGGGCTGGAATCTGGATAGCCGTAATGCAAGTTAGTCCAATTCCATCATTATTCATAATCTCAGTTCAAATAGCTGATCGCTATGCTGCTGGTGGATGGAAAATTTTAAAACCAGCATTAATGTGGATGATGATTAGTTTCCTGACAGTTTGGTTAGTAAATGATTTCAGATATACGATAGAATTCAGTACCCGAACGGTATTGCTTTCTTTACCCTTGGCGACCTGTTATCCCATATTACTGAGTATTGTTTCAAGGCACTTATCTATAAAGTTGAGGAAAAGAAGGGAGTTACTGGAAAAACAGGCTCTGATGGATCCTGGCTTAGATCTGCCAAATCGCCGTTTTTTTGAGCAGAAAATGGAAAGTGCTTTTCGTGCGACACGTAAAAAGAGAACGCATTCTTATCTTATGCTCATTGATGTTGATAATTTTAAAAAAATTAATGATACCTATGGGCATGAAGTAGGTGATGCGGTGTTATCTCGTATATCATCAATATTACGAGACTGCGCTGGCGAGAAGGACGTACCAGCAAGATTTGGTGGCGATGAGTTGGCTATTATTGTTAACAATAGTAATAATAAGCTTGTTATAGCTATGGTTCATATAATTCAGAAAAAAATTAAAGATCTTTCATTATCTTCTCACAAAGATATTTACTGTACTGTCAGTATTGGTATTTCTTGCGCAGAAAATAAAGAATCAATCATCGAGTGGATCAAAGAGGCTGATGAAATGCTATATGAAGTTAAACGTAACGGGAAGAATGGATATTGCATGCCGAATAATTGAAGATGATATGATTTCTTTTCTCATGAGTTTATGCTTATAAATTTTAAAGATAGTTTATGATCGGCATTACCAATACGGATAAATTTATTCGGAACCACAGACACCATCTCAACTAACGTTTGATACCTGCCACCAAATTAGTGGCACCACTTAACTGTATGATTTTATTATAATTAATGACGGTCTCGTGTTAATTGCTTTTCCCTTTTGAGTCATTTGATTTGAATAATCGATCAATTTATGAAATGTGATAGGTTTCGCCTATTGTTCGATCGTTATCGATCATTTTAAACTATTTCTCTTTCATTATTAATTATGACACGATTAGGATTATTCTTGGTTCCGGTGTTTTTTTAATGATAAAGAACAGTGTGGAAATAGATTTCTGTAGATTTGTTTTAGAACCATCTTTTAAAAAAGATGGTTCTATTCATTCTTGGGAAATTCTCACGAAAAATGTTAAAAAAAAGCATTGCAATGATTATCTTGCTAATGAAGTTGGTTTTTGTTTCACTTCATTAAGCGATAAAGAAAAAATCGATGTGTTTAAGAAACAGATATTGACAATTGAAAGACTTGATACATCAAAATTGAAGTCCAAGCCAGTTTCGTTGAATGTTGATAGTCTTATTAGCGATTGTATTTTGAACGATAAATATATTGGTGATTACTTAAAAAACCAAAAAAACATTGCTTTTGAGATTAACGAGCATTTTCATGAATTCAATACTAAATGCTCTATGGTTGACTTAAAGTGTCTTTCAAAATTGTGTCCAGTATGGCTGGATGATTTTGGGAGCGGCTTAACAAGCTTAACAATTATAGATATGTTTAATTTTGAATGTATAAAAATTGATAAAGATTATTTCTGGGAAATACAGAGTGAGAGCGAATTCTTTAAAGTAATAAATAAAGTAAAATCATACTGCAATTTCGTGATTGTTGAGGGAGTTGAGACAATAGAACAAAAAAATAAAGTACATTCTGTTGTTGATTGCGCTTGCCAGGGAAGGTTGTGGATGAGTGATTACTATTATATTGAGATTTAA